CAATGGCAACGAATTCAAGATAGGATGAAAACTCCTGGTAAATCTATTGATCGTTACATGGACTATGCGTATAGTTGGATTGGTTGGGGGCATCATGGTGCTCGCACTTCGTATGCTCATGATTATGCTTCCAGACTGATCACGGTAGAGGTTTGATAAAATAAAATATAACAACAGAATAATAAATAGAGGGGAGTGGTTGCTACTCCTCTTTTTTTATGTTTAATTTTAACTTTGGTAAGAAGAGACCAGATAAGAAGCAGATAATCTTTATAAGCGTCATACTCAGTGGTATTGTAGCAACCCTCTCCCAATGCTCAGGAGTCCCCTCAGAGCGCCTCTGGGACCTCCTAGACGAGGTTCAGAGGTCTCTGTTCCCACAGACCATAATCAACGATGTCCTGCTCCAGGATCCTGGCGTGGTGGATAGGAGAGTTGAGAGAGATGTGGATAAAGCAATAAGAGAATATGAACGCTTGACAAGAGATTCAGATCCACCTAGAGTACCTTTGCCTAGGTTGATAGAGAAAGCTATAGATACTTCTAAGTGTTACTCTAAAGAGTGTAAAAAACTTGGAGGAGAAATGAGACTCTGTGCTCCATGGATTGAAGACTGTGTTATAAGTGATTGAGACTTCAATTTAGTAAATCCTAGTAAATAAATATCTAAAAGTAATTTTTAGTTGTTTAATATCTTTCAATGAATACTTATTCTAGAGCTTTGCGACACATCAGTATGAAAGATGTTAAAGAAAAACACCAACAAAAACTTATTGAACAAAAAATACAAGAAGAAAAGCAACAAAAAGAAGAAAAGTATATTGCTTCTATGATGGAAGAAAAAAAATATGACTGGAGAAAACCTCTAGAGGCTTGACAGGTCCAGAGCACCGTGCTATGATAAATAGGTAAACAAATGTTACGGATTCCTCATAATTCGTAACATTGCTACTCCCATTAACCGAGACCTATGGGGAGTATAAATCACGTCTCTCATACCCACACTGGAGGGTGGTGTGGGGAATAACGTAATATCCAGTTCCCCCTGGACTTTTTACCTACCCTTTTTCAAATGACTGCTACAATTTCACAACAACGACAATCGAATACTTGGGAACAATTCTGTGAGTGGGTCACTTCGACCAACAACCGTCTTTATGTCGGTTGGTTTGGAACTCTAATGATTCCTACCCTGCTTGCTGCTACTATTTGCTTCATCGTTGCCTTCGTTGCTGCACCTCCTGTAGACATCGACGGAATCCGTGAACCCGTTGCTGGTTCACTCATGTACGGAAACAACATCATCTCTGGTGCTGTTATTCCTTCGTCCAACGCAATTGGACTGCACTTTTACCCCATCTGGGAAGCTGCTTCTCTGGATGAGTGGCTTTACAATGGTGGACCTTTCCAACTGATTGTGTTCCACTTCCTCATCGGCATCTACGCCTACATGGGTCGTGAGTGGGAACTTTCTTACCGTCTTGGTATGCGTCCTTGGATCTGTGTTGCTTACAGCGCACCTGTTGCTGCTGCATCTGCAGTATTCCTGGTCTATCCTTTCGGTCAAGGTTCTTTCTCTGATGCGATGCCTCTTGGTATTTCTGGAACCTTCAACTACATGCTGGTGTTCCAGGCTGAGCACAACATCCTGATGCACCCCTTCCACATGCTTGGTGTGGCTGGTGTGTTCGGTGGTTCGCTGTTCAGTGCTATGCACGGTTCTCTGGTTACTTCCTCACTGGTTCGTGAAACTACTGAGCAAGAGTCACAGAATTATGGTTACAAGTTCGGTCAAGAAGAAGAGACTTATAACATCGTTGCTGCTCATGGCTATTTTGGTCGTCTTATCTTCCAATACGCTTCGTTCAACAACAGCCGTTCACTTCACTTCTTCCTTGCTGCTTGGCCTGTAGTTGGCATCTGGTTCACTGCTCTTGGTGTTTCCACGATGGCATTCAACCTCAACGGTTTCAACTTCAACCAGTCAATCATTGACTCTCAGGGTCGTGTGCTCAACACTTGGGCAGATGTTCTGAACCGTGCTGGTCTTGGTATGGAAGTAATGCACGAGCGTAATGCTCACAACTTCCCTCTCGATCTTGCTGCTGCTGAAAGCACCCCTGTTGCTCTCACCGCACCTGCAATCGGTTGATTTACATCTAAATAACTGATAAAATATGAGACCCCCTAAAAAGGGTCTCTTTTTATTACTATGAAAAAAAGAAAAACTATTTGGCGTTTATGGGCAAAAGCAATTGGAGAAAAAGCATCTAGATGTGACAGAGAATCTGATACTATTGCTTGGATACGCACCTTTATTTTTATTTCTTACCTGGTCACTAATTGCTTTATCGTGGCTGGAGTAATTCGACACTGGAACGATGATCACGACAACAACACCTCACAAACTAGCGGAAATTATCAGAGATACTTGGCCAAATCTTTACAGACCCCAGAAACAGGTAGAAAAACCTATTGACTCCAAACGTAAAGTTCTGTAAACTAAATATGAGAAATAACAAACGGAGGTTTGATGGTTTCATCTACATTACAACAACCAATTACACAAAGGGGATGGTTCGATGTTCTCGATGACTGGCTTAAGCGTGATCGGTTTGTTTTTGTCGGTTGGTCTGGCTTACTTTTATTTCCGACAGCTTATCTCGCTCTTGGTGGGTGGCTTACAGGGACCACCTTCGCAACTTCGTGGTACACCCATGGAATTGCGAGTTCATATCTTGAGGGGTGTAACTTTCTTACTGCTGCTGTATCTACTCCTGCTGATGCTCTCGGACATTCTCTTTTACTCTTATGGGGTCCTGAAGCTCAGGGAGATTTCGTCCGCTGGGTCCAACTTGGGGGACTCTGGACTTTTGTGGCGCTCCACGGAGCTTTCAGCCTGATTGGTTTCATGTTGCGTCAGTTTGAGATTGCTCGACTGGTTGGAATCCGTCCTTATAACGCAATCGCATTCTCTGGTCCTATCGCTGTATTCGTCAGCGTCTTCCTGATGTATCCTCTGGGTCAATCTAGTTGGTTCTTTGCTCCCTCCTTTGGTGTGGCAGCGATCTTCAGGTTCCTGCTGTTCCTTCAAGGTTTTCACAACTGGACTCTTAACCCATTCCACATGATGGGTGTAGCGGGTATTCTGGGTGGTGCTCTGCTTTGTGCAATTCACGGTGCTACTGTGGAGAATACTCTCTATGAAGATGGAGAACAGGCAAATACCTTTAAGGCTTTTGAACCGACGCAAGAGGAGGAAACTTATTCGATGGTTACTGCGAACCGTTACTGGTCACAGATTTTCGGTATTGCTTTTAGTAACAAGCGTTGGTTGCATTTCTTTATGCTCTTTGTTCCCGTCATGGGTTTATGGACATCTAGTATCGGTATTATTGGACTTGCTCTTAATCTTCGTGCTTACGACTTTGTATCTCAAGAGATTCGTGCAGCGGAAGATCCGGAATTTGAAACGTTCTATACAAAGAACGTATTATTGAATGAGGGGTTACGTGCTTGGATGTCACCAGTAGATCAACCTCACGAGAACTTTGTATTTCCAGAGGAAGTTCTCCCGAGGGGTAATGCACTCTAAAATAAATACAGGAGTTCTTTGGAACTCCTTTTTTTATGATCGGAATTCTTATATTCTTTATTATCTTCGGGATTTTTATGGTTCTCTTATCACTCACAGACCATTATCATTATTGATAAAATAAATACTCACAAGTCGCAAGCACTTATGGGACCTCTCCAATCGCCTGAAGAATACTTGTTTAACTTACATGCAACAAGTCACTCAGAAGCAAAACGATTATGGAGGAAACAAATAAAAGAAAGTTGGAATCATAAATGTGCTTATTGTGGTTCAGAGGAAGATTTAACTCTGGACCATGTTATTCCACAATCAAAAGGTGGATTAGATATTACGAGAAATGTAGTATGTTGCTGCAAATCTTGCAATCAATCCAAAGGGCATGACCACTGGAAATTGTGGTATGTTCAACAAGACTTTTATTGTGAAGAGAAATTTGATACAATAGAAGAGTGGATGAAACCACCCAAACCAACTAATCTTTTTGCTTATCGCCCAAGAAAAAATATTAGATACTAGCAATTTTATACATAAAGAGGTTGCTTTTTATAAATGAAAACCCTAACACTCACAGAAGACCAAGTAAAACTTCTGGCGGATGCCGTATGGATGCGTCAAAGATGTTTCATTGCTGGTGATAAAAGATTTAAAGAGTATGGTACGATGTTGGAAAATATTATTGGAGACCTTGAATATACACCATCAAGATATTGAAATAATTGCTTTGAGCAAATATTTACAGGAAATCAATAGTGTCTTATAATTAGAACACAATAAATAATCTACAAAAATAAAAAGATAAATGACATTTACAGTTTATTCGAAAGACGGTTGCCCATATTGCACTAAGGTAGAACAAGTGCTACAATTAGCTGACCTGAAGCATGTTATTTACAAACTGAATACAGATTTTACCCGCGAAGAATTTTACGCGGAGTTTGGTCAAGGATCCACATTCCCTCAAGTGATTGTTGATGACAAACATATTGGTGGATGTTCAGACACTGTTCAATATCTTAAGGAGCAAAATTTGGTTTAATGGACAACAACTTCCGCGAAATCTACACCGATGTTGAGAAAGCAATTGACTATGCTTTTGAAGGACAGTTTGTTTTAAAATTTTATGACTATTTGAAAGTTCGTGGAACTAAAAAATTAGAAGTGGATGAGTTTATTGTAAGCAACACTGCTGTGGAATTAAATGATCTAGTAAAGGAACTTGAAGAATATCTTGAAGGTGGTACAGACAATAATCATAAAATGCTTCGTGAAGCATATGGTCACATTCCCAAACCACAAGCAAGAAAAATTAAAAATTATCTAAGTGCCATCTTGGATGATGCTAAAAAATATAGCTATGACAGAAGACCTGGACGACGAAAAAAGATCTCTAAATAAGTCAGAACCCGAAATTAATCGGGGAGTTGAGTTATTACTACGCAATAGGAGGAGAAGATCAGAAAAACCAAAAACTTTTCAAGTGAAGTTTGGTAAAATGATCTCTCTCTTCCGAAGAGAGTTTCATTTCTTTATCGACTTTCACTTCGATATTAGGAAAAAATAAAACTCTCTGGAGAAAAAAGATGTTAGCAGTAACTCTAACCATAGGAACATTGGTCTCAATCATGTTCTTTTTTGTAGGAGGAGTAGTAGGATGGTTGGCAAAAGAACACTTCTACCAAACTCAACCAGTTTATACACACCCAGAGATGTTTGATGAAAATGGGAATGTGATACCAGATGAAATTTTAGCAGTACGATTTGAAAACGATTATGACTACGACGACGAAGAAGACGACGACTAGAAGTAAGAAGTCTTCTACAACAAATAATACCAAACTGCCTACAAATCCTTTTCAGCATGAAATTCTTGCTCTCGTAAGCTCTCAACGATCTAATGCAAAAAAGGTAGAACTCCTTCAGGAGTATGCAAATCCAGCTCTTAAGTCCATTCTTATTTGGAACTTTGATGAGTCTGTGATTAGTCTTCTTCCTGAAGGAGATGTGCCCTATGCAGATGCAAACGATCAAACAGTTTACTCTGGAAGTCTTTCCGATAATCTGAAGAGAGAAGCTGCTGGTGGAGAATCTGCAACTGGTCAAGATTTGGATGGCAGAGGACGCACATCTCTTCGCAAAGAATTCCAAAACCTTTACCATTTTGTAAAGGGTGGTAATATGAAACTGAATAATATTCGAAGAGAGATGATGTTTATTAATCTCCTTCGTGCTCTTCATCCTATGGAAGCAGAGTTATTAATTCTTGTTAAAGATAAAAATCTTGAATCTAAATATAAGATCACTAAAGAAACAGTAGCAGAGGCATATCCCGATATTCAGTGGGGTGGTCGTTCATGACTACTGCTGTAAGTACGGAGAAAAATATGTCAGATTACGGAAGAGATGAAAGAGTAGTTCTTCCTTCTAGCTATGGATGCAATATTCTATTAGAGAATACTACATTAGAAACTGCAAAAGATCCTTCTTTCCCCAGTGACGCATACCTAATTTGGTATATTGTTGATGAAAAGCAAATTATTGATTTGGTAAGAGGATCAAGAACACGTATTTTTGATATGTATTACGACAAATATGGTCCTGGTGTAATTCAAAAAATTGACTTTGGATATGGCAGAACTAATCCTAAACTGTGGGGATATAAACAACCTGAGAAGAAAAAGAAAGGACGATGAGCGAAGGTTTTAAAGGTTTTGCAAAACCTGCAAAAGATAAAGAATTTAAACTCTATATTAAAAACAGAGAAGTAGAGAAACTTATTAAGGAATATAAGAAACTTAAGAAGTATCAAAAATCATCTATTTTTGAAATTGAAAAACTTTGTGGACAAGAAACAAAAATAGATAAACTAATCAACGAATATGGGATAGACCCCGAAGCAATTGAATAATGGGAAAGCATTATCTTCTTAATTTGTATGGATGCTCGTTTGTCCTTTTGGACGACGAGCGTTGTCTTATTGACCTACTGGAAAACGCAGCAGTTGCTAGTGGCGCTACTGTGATTCAGACTATCTCAAAGAAGTTTGAACCACAAGGTGTAACTGTAGTCTGTTTGCTTTCAGAAAGTCATATCAGTATTCATACTTGGCCTGAGGAAGGTAAGGCTGCAGTAGATGTTTATACTTGTGGTGATTGCAATCCCAAGATTGGTTGTGATATTATCATTCAACAACTTTATGCAACAGAACATACGCTCAGTTATATTGAGCGTTAGATAAATACACTATATCTGGAGAAGACTATGCTCTCTACTCAATATCGTCTTCGTCTTGAAGCAATTTGTGAACGTATTGTAAAAGGCGAATCCGTAGAGTTAAGTGATATGATATGGGCAGAGAAGTTGGCAAAGTCCAATCGCTCTGCTGCTACTATTTTAAGACAAGCAAGACGCCGTGCTTCTAATCCTAATATGACTGAAGATAGTCTAGATGGGTTTATGAATGCTCTTGACTTAGGAGATCCTGACCCATCAAATCATAGAACTGGATTTAATAGTGCTGATGACATTATTGATTTCTTCACTGGAGATAAACCAGAAGACTGGCGACAAAGAGATTAAAATATTATAAAATTGTATCACAAGTTACAACAAAAAATTGCTACATATATTGAATAGGTCTATAATGACCTTACGTTCATCCCTATGGGACGGAAGTAAGCCGACGCGGAACGGATCGTTCATTCGCTATTCGCAAATAGCGAACGCAAACGCCGACTGAAGGAACGCTCTTTAACCTAAAAAACTAAGGAGAAAACCTAATGTCTAAAGTAGTTTATCGCGGTGTAGAGTATGATACTCAGAAGCGTCTTGAGTATCAGCAGCAAATGATGCAGCAACCCCAACAGTACAACGAAACCTATCGTGGTGTTAAGTTTGTAAAGGAGGGTCACAAGTGATGCAGAAACTCAACGTACTTCAACTCATTAAAGAGCAGAAGCAAAAAGAGCAACGTCGTCACCAAGCACTGCTTGCAAACGCAGGAGCGGGTAAGTGATTGCTACGATTGCATCTATTACAGTTGCATCGACTGCATTCATTTATATAATTTATTTTGAAGTTCTATTGCTAAACAAGTAATGGAAGACTATCATTATCACTATGATGATATGGACAAGGACAATAGGGGTCCTGCTTGTTATCTTTTAACATATCGTGGATGCCGATATTGGTCTTGTTATCGTATTCATCTGGTGGAATGGTTTGAAAAAATGTTTAATGTAGAGGGGTCTTGACACCCCTCTTTTTTTTAACTATAATACCTTTGTTAAGGTTGATTCAGATGGATAGAGAAAAGCTTAAGCTGATTGTCAAAAACCTTGAGTCTCTGGTAGAATGTTTAAAGTCAGAAGTTTATTCTGATGTAGATTCATATAAGATGAACTACGAAGAGATTTCAAATCACATTACTGATTACGACGAAGTATTTTATGACGGAGATGACGATGGATACCCAGATTGATGAGTTTGAGTTTATGAAACCAGAAGTAAAACTCATCAGTGTTACACCAGACGCAGAGAAGCATATGGCTTACTGTGCGCGGGTAAGTAATCCTGCTAATCAACAAAACGAAAAGTTCTCAGGACTGCTCAAGTATTGTATTCAGCATCAGCACTGGAGTATTTTTGAACAGGCAAGTATGACTGTTGAGATTAATACTACTCGTGGACTGGCAGCACAAATTCTTCGCCACCGTTCATTTACATATCAAGAATTTTCGCAACGGTATGCTGATGCTAATCTTCTAGGTGGTACTATTCCTCTGCCAGAACTTCGTCGTCAAGATACAAAGAATCGTCAGAACTCTATTGATGACCTTCCTGATTATTTGAAGTTGGTTTTGTTGGAAGATATTCGTGTTTTGTTTGAGCACTCTCAGAGGGTCTACAATCGTCTTCTAGAGAAAGGAGTAGCAAAGGAGTGTGCAAGGTTCGTACTGCCTCTAGCGACCCCTACACGACTCTATATGACCGGTTCTGTCCGGTCATGGATCCATTACATTGATCTTCGTTCTGCACATGGTACACAGAAAGAGCACATGGAGATCGCAGAACTAGTTCGTTGTATCTTTACCTGCCAATTCCCTGCCGTATCTGAAGCACTTGGTTGGACTCGTGAAGGATGTGCTGAGTGTAATGATGCCCCTTCTATTACTATTGAATAAATATTCTTACAATTTGTTGAGATCTATGGCAGTATATCCCGTTATTAATAAAGAAACTGGTGAACAAAAAGAAGTGAAGATGAGTGTTCACGATTGGGATCAGTGGAAAGTAGATAATCCAGGTTGGGAAAGAGACTATTCTGACCCATCTACCTTTCCAAACTTTGGTGAAATCGGAGAAGTTTATGATAAACTCAGGGTTAAACATCCTGGGTGGAATGAAGTCCTCCGCAAAGCATCAAAAGCCCCTGGTTCCAACGTAAGACCTGTTTAAAATGCCAGCAAGAAAAAACACTCCCAAGTCTCCTGTACCTTTCGGAATGAGCAACAGACAAATGAAAAGAAAGAAGCCAATTAATTCCGACTTAATGCGGACTATTGAACCTCTTACTGATAATCAAGAGGAACTTTTCCGTTGTTACAAACTAGATCAAAACCTAGTTGCATACGGTTGTGCTGGTACTGGTAAAACATTTATCACTCTTTATAATGCTTTGAGGGATGTTTTGAATGAAAAAACTCCTTACGAAAAAATTTATATTGTACGTTCCCTTGTGGCAACTAGGGAGATTGGTTTTCTTCCAGGCGATCATGAGGATAAATCCTCTCTTTATCAGATTCCATATAAGAATATGGTAAAGTACATGTTTGAGTTGCCCTCTGAAGCAGATTTTGAAATGCTTTATGGTAATCTTAAAACTCAAGGAACGATCAGCTTCTGGAGTACTTCCTTTATTCGTGGAACTACTCTAGACAATGCTATTATTATTGTTGATGAATTTCAAAACTTGAACTTCCATGAACTTGATAGTATAATTACTCGTGTTGGTGAAAACAGTAAGATTATGTTCTGTGGTGATGCTACTCAATCTGATCTTCTGAAAACGAATGAAAAGAATGGAATCATTGACTTCATGAAAGTTCTTCGTATCATGCCTTCAATTAATATTATTGAATTTGGAGTTGAAGATATTGTTCGCTCTGGATTTGTGAAGGAATACATTCTTGCAAAAATGGAAATCGGTGTATGAGTTTTATTCATCATAATTACTTGGGTGATCTTGAATTAGAAAAGAAAGAAACAAATGGCATCCGTCTCTACAATCTTCCAAGTGGAGCATGGGTGCCTTCTATTACTTCTGTAACTTCTTTTTATAACCGACAGATTTTTATTGATTGGAGAAAGCGAGTTGGTCTTGAAGAAGCAAATCGCATCACGAAACAAGCAACAGCAAGAGGTACTGATTTCCACGAAGTGTGTCAAGACTATCTGGAAAATAAAGAATTAAACTGGGATAATTACCAACCCCTGACAAAGTTTATGTTTTATCATGTCAAAAATGAACTTGATAAGATAAATAACATACATGCTATTGAACGTACACTCTACTCAGAGTATCTTGGTTTGGCTGGTAGAGTTGACTGTATTGCTGAATATGAAGGCGAACTTGCAGTCATAGACTTTAAAACATCCACAAAAATTAAACCCGAAAAGTGGATTGAAAATTATTTTGTTCAAGAAATGTTTTACGCTGCAGCGTATTATGAACTGACTGGAATCCCAATCAAAAAACTTATCACTCTTATGGTTACTCCTGGTGGTGAAGTAAAAGTATTTGACAAACGAAACAAAGGGGATTATATTAAACTATTAGTACGTTACATTAAAGAATTTGTACATCACAATACTGGGTCAGATGGAGAATGAATTAGAAAAAGCACTAGAAAGCAAATTCTTCTGCCCATCAAGATTTGCACAAGAAATTGAGACATTGGTTCATGTGAACGATGACATGAACTATATTGATGCAATCATTTTCTTTTGTGAAAAGAATAACATTGATGTTGAATCAGTTCCTAAGTTGATTTCAAAACCACTTAAGGAAAAGATCAAATATGAAGCGATGGAACTAAACTTTCTGAAGAGGAGCTCTAGAGCGAAACTACCACTTTGATGAATGATGCCTTTTGATGCCTACAAATGTTATTTGTCTTTGAAGAATCACTTCACCAAAGACAGTTATGACTATCACAAATATTGTGGTAAAAGTCGTGCGACTGTGCAATCGTTTTACAAACGCAAAGATCGGTTCTGGTTTGAAAAGGTTGCACGAAATAAAAGCGATAAAGAAGTTGTCGATTTCTTTGTATCTAACTTTATCACCTGTACTGATCCAAGTAAACTTTGGATAGGAGAGATGATACGCGAAGGTGAAAGTAGATACTCTGAGTGGAAGAAAAGAAATCAATCTCTATCTTATGTTTTCCGAGAAGAAACTCAAAGTCTATTTGAGAATAAAAAAGTAGATGATATTTTTGATTGTTCGAAGGGTCATCCACCAGTTTTGAAGAATTTCCTGAACGGGAATATTAGTATAGAAACTCTGGTGATTTATGATAAGATTTTCCTGTTCGGGAAAAATTTTGATAAGCAATTAAAAGACCCTGTGTGGGAAACCGTCAGTATGAGAATGAAAAAGTATTCTTCGTTTCTAAATATTGATGTGCCACGTTATAAAAACATTTTGAAAGAAGTTGTCTTGGGAGAAAAATGAGTTTCTTTAAATCTGAAGTTGTTCGTGCCGAGATGGCTGAAATTAGTGAGATGCAAGAAGAAGTTTATTCAAACGTCTTCAAGTTTCCCACGATGACAAAAGAAGATAAACTGAAACATGTTAAACTCCTAGAAAGACTTCTTGAGAAACAAAAGGTTCTTTATACTCGCTTGAGTTTATCAGATGATCCTGAAGCGATTGAAATGAAGGAAAGAATCACACAATCTGCGTCTATGATGGGTCTCCCACCTAACGTTGATATGAATATCATTTTAAATAACATGTCCAAAATGCTTGAGGTGATGAAGGAACAGATTGACAAAACTGGTTCCGACCTGTAGAATAACAAGGTACACACAAGCCAAATCCGTACAAATCCGAGGTAATCCTAATGTCTTTTGCTGACCTTAAAAAACAATCTTCTCTTGGTTCGCTGACTTCCAAACTGGTAAAGGAAGTAGAGAAGATGAGTACAACTTCTGGTGGCGCTGATGAGCGTCTCTGGAAACCCGAAATGGATAAAACTGGTAATGGTTTTGCAGTCATCCGTTTCCTCCCTGCGCCTGAAGGTGAAGAACTTCCCTGGGCAAAGATGTATACCCATGCTTTCCAAAGCAATGGTGGTTGGTATATTGAGAACTCTCTGACTACTCTTGGTCAGAAAGATCCCGTCTCTGAATACAACCGCGAACTGTGGAACAGTGGTATTGATGCTGATAAAGAAACTGTTCGTAAGCAGAAGCGTAAACTGTCTTACTACTCCAACATCTATGTGGTGAAGGATCCTACCAATCCTCAGAACGAAGGTAAAGTCTTCCTGTTCAAGTATGGTAAGAAGATCTTTGACAAGATCATGGAAGCAATGCAACCTGAGTTTGAAGATGAGACTCCTATCAATCCGTTTGATTTCTGGCAAGGTGCAAACTTCAAACTGAAGATCGTCAAGAAAGACGGTTACTGGAACTATGATAAGTCAGAGTTTGATCGTGTTGCTCCTCTTCTGGACGACGATGATGCTCTGGAAGCAGTTTGGAAGAAGCAATATTCTCTTGCTGCTGTAACTGCTCCAGATCAGTTCAAGACTTATGAGCAACTGGAAGCACGTCTAAAGATGGTTCTCGGACAGAAAACTTCCCGTCCTCGTCTGGATGAAGAAGTTGAAGATGAAGATAATGATCGCGGTTCTTATACTCCCGACTTTACTTCACGTCGTTCTGAACTCGAACTTCCTTCTGTAAGTTCTTCTTCATCCTCTTCTTCTAATGATGAAGATGAAGACGATGCTCTGTCTTACTTCCAGCGTCTTGCTGAAGAGTGATTACTGAAATAGTCTAATATTTTCGGCAGTCTTCAAGGTTTCACTCTTATACTGAGTGGAACCTTCTCTGTATGTCATCATATCTTCCATATCATCAAGAACTACATTTAAGTATCTTGGCTTAAGAATAAAGATATTTCTCTTATCATTTTCCAAACCTTCTTCATACTCATAGTTTGTAACAGATATTACTGGAGTTCTTGTTACATTAGTATCGGTTAAGAAGTCATAGTATGTTACAGAGTAATCTGATTCAACCTGAAGACCAGCAGGAACGATTACAACATCTTCGCTATTTTTTACTTCTTCAGTTTCATAGTGATGAATACCGCTGTAAAGAGTATCATAATTACCATATTTTTCTAAGAGAAAAGAGTCAAAGTCTGTTTGAGACATTGGCCATTCACTTTGGATATTAATGATGTTGTTTGTAATTAGAACAACCCAATCTAAAGTAGAGTCTCCATAGACATTAGCAGCAACATTATCTGGTCTATCATTACCTTCAATTTTATATTTGGTGAAGAAAGATAGGTTCTGGAAAATATCCTCTCTTAAGACACCCCTTTTAAATAAATTCTTTACACGAACATAATCAGATATTTTGGCATTTGGAAGTCTGCTGACATATTCAAAATCTGGAAGTCTTTGAAAGTAGTTTGACATTTTAGTAACCTATTTCTAAATCTGTTCCATTACCACCAGAACCTTGACCATAATCTTCATTAAATACTGGTTCGAGTTCTTGCAATTGCATGGTCATCTCATATGAAACTAAAACACCATCTCTAAAAGTTGCATATTGACCTTCTGGTGTATAGTTTACAGTAAAACTTTGTAAAGCACATTCTTTAATCTTACCTATGTATGGATGATCTTTTCCATTTGCTCCTAGGTGTAAATATTGAACTCTAAAAGTGTGTGGGGCTTTTAAGAAAAGGTTTGAAGCAGATTTTTGAGGTGACATACCTTGTTTAAAAAATCTAATAATAGAAATTATTTGACTTGCTTCATCAGAATTTCTTGCTGACATTTTAAAGGTAAAATTAAAAGGTCTTAGAGTGGGACCTTGAAATAATAATTCCATATTTGGGTTGAGAACTGCGCCTTGAGTTCTAGAAAGAAGACTTCCAGCATCTGTTCCAACTGCAGCTGCACCAAATAAACCAGCTAATCCAGTTCCTACCTCTCCAGAATTTTCTGATATTGCTTGCGCTCCTTCGCCAACTTTATCTGCAGCTGCACCAAGACCTTTGGTAATTCCTTCTAGCGCCACATTCGCAGCAAAAGCTTTGGCAGCATCTAAATCTCCACCATTCCACGAGACAGCATTTGTGTCGGATATTCCAGATGGTATGGGTAAAACTACATAACCAATACCTTTTCTATTAGAATCTCTTTCCGAAAATCCTCCTAGATTGGATTCAGTAAGATTGGCAAATTTCTTAGGTTCGTATTTTAGCATTGTGAATTTAATCACATCTTGCTTTGTTTCTGCAATATCAATGGGATACTTTAATTCGGGAAATTGATTTCTTGTTTTATCACTACCTTCTACTGCTGCTGGCAAATCAACTGGTTGTGAAGTATCCCCAGTATCTGTAGCACCATCAGCACCATTTCCTTTTGCCGAATCAACTATCTTTGCTTTATCTTGGGGTTTAGTTATTCCCGCTTTTTTAAGGGCATCACTAACATTTTTGTCAACATTTTTATGAATTGCTCCATTTGGATTTTGCAATTCTTTTTGTAATCCTACTCCAGCAACCCCAGCCATTGTTGGATAGTTTGGATCAGAAAAACTATAGGTTTTTCCTCCGTCTTTTGTAATTGCTGCTGGTTGCCAACTACCATTTTTTTCAATATAAACTACAGTTTCTCCGCCACTAATATTTCCAGCACCATCTTGCTTTATTGTTGTGGTAGTTCTGTGATATATTCCAGTTCCCCCAGTAGTTTCTGTCACTGGTTTAGTGGAACCTTGAGTTCCTGGAACTACCCTTTGTACAGTTCTGGTTGTTGCGCCCACAAAAGTTCTTGCCTGATCACTACAAATTGCTCCTGCAGGACAAGTAAATGACGCCATCGGATATACTTCTAAACAAAATCCTTTATTTATTTAGACGAAACTTCCCATACTGTAATGATAATAATTCGTCAAGCTCACTATATTTTACGACGTGAAGTTTTCCTGCGACTTCTTCCCAAGTATATTGTCTTCCTTGTCTCCAATGGAAATTGATTCCTTTAAATCCCCACCTTTCTAATGATGTGCAAGCAATCAAAGGATGTTGATCATATTCGATGTTTGGTGTTTTGGGATTGTATATAAAGGTATAAAACTTTCCTGGTTCTGGATATAAAACTTCTTCTGTAAATATACTCATAATCATCAGCATAATTTCTTCCGGATCTTTTGTTCCAGACTCTTCAACTCTTCTTATAAGTTGTCTTGTTCTTGCTGTTCCGGTGCCTTTATACTTACCAAAACCTTCAGCCATTACTTGATCCCCAGCTCTTCTTCTGTGATGATCTTAAACTCAATTAATCTGTCATCGCAAAATTCTTTCGCTGCTTTCCACTTTGCTTTATTAACTTCATAGGTGACGCACTCGTGAATATATGATTTTGTCACTCTAGATTTTTTCACAGGTGGTTTAGTTTGCTTCTTTGGTTTAACTTCAACAATATATGTTTTAACTTGTCCTGTGCTCTCCTTCACTTTGATAATAAAGTCTGGAAAATATCTATGAACACGATTGTCAACTGGTGAGATATACGGAATTGAAAATTCTTCACTTCCCCATTCAAGAATACTTTCATTCAAGTCACACCAACGACAAAATTTTCTTTCCCAACTACTGCGACAAATAATATTATTTGGATTACCTTTGTACTTTTTAGGAAAGGATGGATAGTATTTGCTTTTAATACTTTCTGCCATACATAATATATAAGGTCAAAAAGTATTTATAAATGCCTTCAACAAGAAGCATTGCTGATATAAAATCAGCACTATTAAATCCAGCAACTACTTCTCACTTTGAGGTTAAAATTCCTTTTCCCACAGGAGCTCGCGCAGACTCTCAGTTTTGGAAGGATAATGGTGTTAAACTTGATCAAGATAAAATGCAATTGATGTGTCATGAAGCAACTTTACCTGGATCTAATCTTGCTACTTTAGAACTAACAAATGATCATACTGGTGTAACGGAAAGACACGCATACCGAAGGGTTTATGATGACAGAATTGATTTAAGTTTTTATGTGGATGCAGAAAATTATTTACCTATTAGATTTTTTGAAACTTGGATAAAATATACTGCGTTTGAAAGCAAAGCAACTGATTCTGCTATAGGTGCAAGCCTTAGAAGTGATAATTATTTTTATCGTTTCAGATATAGGGATGAATATGTTGCAAAACAAGGTTTGGAAGTAACTAAATTTGAAAGAAGTAGTTACGCAGGAGCAAAGGGAAGACGTGCAACAGCATTAACATATAAGTTTGTTAATGCTTTTCCGATTAGCTTGAGTTCTATGCCAGTTTCATATGATAGTTCTAGTCTTTTAAAGTGTACTGTTAGTATGAGTTATATTAGATATTACATTGATGAAACAGTTGATGAAAGTTCATCTAGTTCTTCTACACCACAACAACAAGCACAATTCAATTCAAGCAATTTGAGTATTCCTGGTCTTGAAGGTGTAAATGCTTTCACAACTCCAGTAAATGGATTTAATCTTGGTGGTATTTCTCAATCATCTGCTAATGCTTCTGGAAATACAGTTTCTGGATTTACTGTTGGAGCGAACTCAAATATTGGATAATAAATAATCACACTGAACATTCTATAGGACATTATGCCTTTACCTAAGATTGCTACACCAACTTATGAACTTGAATTGCCATCAACAGGAGAGACAATTCAATATAGACCGTTCCTAGTCAAGGAAGAAAAATTGCTTGTAATTGCTCTAGAGAGTGAAGATAATAAGCAAATTACAACAGCAATCAAAACTGTAATCAAGAACTGTATTCTTACAAAGAATATTAAAGTAGAATCACTTCCTACCTTTGATATTGAATATTTGTTTCTTAATATTCGCGGTAAGTCTGTTGGGGAAGAACTTGATGTAAATATTATCTGTCCAGATGACGGTGAAACGGAAGTTCCTGTCAAGATTAATCTTGATGATATTAAAGTTCAAAAGAATGATGAGCATTCGAATAAGATTAAACTTGATAATTCAATTATGATGGAAATGAAATATCCATCTTTGGACCAATTTATTAAGAATAATTTTGATTTTGATAATAAGAATGCAATGGATCAATCGTTTGAACTGATTGGTTCGTGTATTGATAAAATCTACACAGAAGATGAAGTCTGGGCAACAGCAGATGTTTCTAAAAAAGAACTAAATGAGTTCTTGGAGTCTATGAACTCTTCTCAGTTTAAAGATATTGAGAAGTTCTTTGAAACGATGCCTAAACTTTCTCATACTGTTAAAGTTACTAATCCCAAAACAAAAGTTGAAAGTGAAGTTGTTCTTGAGGGCTTAGCGTCTTTTTTCGCGTAGCAATGGTCCATATGGACCTTGAGAATTATTTCCGTCTCAACTTTTCCTTAATGCAGTACCATAAATATTCATTAACGGAGATTGAAAATTGGATGCCTTGGGAAAGAGACATCTATGTTGGATTATTGCAACAGCATCTTGAAGAAGAGCAATTAAAACAACAGCAGCAGATGAGTAATGCCCACTTCTAAGGAACTAAAAGATTTAGATTCACAACTTAAGAAGACAGTCATCTCTGCTGAAAGTTTCAAGAGAGGGAGTTCTCTTGACTCATCAAAAAGTATTGCCAATATTCACAAAACAATAGGAAATCTTGCTGGACATACAAGAAAACTTGCTGTTCGTTTTATTGATCTAGAAAAGGTTGTTGAAAATAATTCAAAAAAGATTACAAGTCTCAAAAATCTTTCTCAATCCCAAGGTAAAAGAATAAGTGGTGAAAATATTGGTGCGAAATTACCGGGTGGCACTACCTCAAATGTAGAAGATAGTATCTCTGCGATTGCAAAGTCTGTAAACTCCATTGCAGAGATATTGGTAGGAAGAAAGAAACTTACAGATGATACTGCTGCTTATGAAAGAAGAAAGTCGGAACAGGAAAAGAGAGCACTTGCTGAAAGTAAGTTAGAAACTGTATTCAGCGGCATTGCTAAAACTGCAGAAAAAATTATAGCACCTGTTAAAAGTATCCTTGATAGGATATTAGAATTTATTGGAACTGTTATTCTAGGAAGGATAGTTTTTAAAATTATTGAGTGGTTTGGAAAGAAAGAAAATCAAGAAAAATTACAATCACTTATTCGTTTCTTTAAGGATCATTGGCCAAAACTTCTTGCTTTATACCTTGTATTTGGTAATTCATTTGGACGATTTGTTTTTAGTTTAACAAAGACTTTAATTGGTGGTGCAGTTAAACTTGGTATTGCGATTGCTAAACTATTAGCAGCGAAAAAAGTAGCGGGTGCTAAAGGTGTAGCAAAGTTTCTTGGTAAGCGTGGTGGTCTTATTGGTGCTGGACTAGCAACCGCTGTTACGGTTGGTGGTGCATTAGCAGCAACTAATGCTCTTAAAGGTGGAGAAGAGAAACCAAAAACTCAAAAGTTTTCTGGTGGTGGATTAGCAATCCCAAAATTTAGTGGTGGAGGATTTAACTTCAAAGGCATGATGGGTGGCGCTGGAATGGGCGCTATGTTTGGACCTCTTGGTATGCTTCTTGGTGGTGCATTTGGTTCTGGAAAACCACAACAAATGATGAGTGGATTTGTAAGTGGGGAGAAGGGTGTAGATAAAGTCCCTGCGATGCTTAGTGATGGTGAGTTTGTTATGTCTCGCGGTGCTGTCGCAAAGTATGGTGTTGGTACTTTGGAAGCAATGAACGCTGCTGGTGGTGGAACAAACAAACCAAAAATTATGAGCGGAACTGCTTTTGCTCAGGGTGGCGGTTATATTACAACCAAGGAAGAAAAGAAGGAGAAGGTAAAAGATCCTATACTAGAGAAAAGACAGAAAGAACTTGACAAATTATCAAATGCAGCATCGTTTGGTAATTACAGTGATGTTGAAATGGACGCTAATAAATCCGTCTTGATTGATAAAAGATTAAAGAGAATAGAATCTCAAATGCAAGTTCAAAGAGCACTTGCATCAGGAAAAGGAATTTCTGTTAAAGGAGCAACTTTTGGTACTGATATTGGTACTGGATATGGTGCAAAGTATAAAGGAAGAGATGCTATAAAAGTAAAACTCCCTCCAGGTGGAAGTTATGAACCACAAATAACACTTGCAGGCAAAATATATTATGCTATGAAGCAGGGAGATAATATAGTATACACTGCTCAAGACTCTAGAGATGTTGGTGGTGGAGGAATATTCAAACCAGGTGGGATGTTTGGTGGACCAAGAATGTCCGCTAGACAAAACTACGCTGCATCAAAAGGAAAATATTATGATCCTCGTGACCGAAAAACGTATGCAAGTAAAAATGATGCTGACTCTGCTTACAAATCCAGGATGACTAATTTAGCATCTCAACAAAGACTTATTAAGTTGAGTGGTCAGGGTGGAACAGGAGGTAGGAGTGGTATTAGATATGATACTGAAATGGAAGCGTTTCAAAACGAACAGGAAAAGAGAGGTGGTATTATTGGTCAGTTAAGTAGATGGAGTCAAAGAGCATTTGGTGGAAATGAAGCAAGAGAGAGATTAGATGCGGAACATAAAGCATCTCAGGCAAGAATAAAACAAAAAGGTGCAGAATCCATTGGTAGATACTATTCATCCTCTGATGGAAAGTATTATAAAGATTATGCTGCTGCAAAGAAAGCAAGAGATTTGAGACTTGCTCAACAACAAAAGAGATCGGCACCAGGAATAACTCCTTCACCAAAACCACAGCAACAGACATATTCTCAGAGAATGAAAGCACGTCAAGATGCTAGAAGAGGTGGAGCACCAGCAGCACCTAAAACTCCTAACTTTGGTGCAACTAATCCTGCAGCAAGCAGTGCAAAGTCTAAAACTCTTGGAGTTAAGGGGTAATAACAAATGGCAATCACCTCAGAAAAACTCCTAAACAGATCATCAGAACTTCATAGACGTTATGGTGGAAGACTTGCTATGCAGAAAGCACTGCAAGAAAAAATGGTAAGTGGTGCTCCTTCTAATGTTGTTTTAACAAAAAAATCAATAAAAGATATTGAAGGTATTAAAGTCAATATTATTAAGATTGAAAGTATTTTAAAAGGGACTCTTGCTGTTGAGAAAAAATCACTTGATGAAAAGAAAAGACAGGAGAGTGGAAAGAGAAGAGAAAAGCAAGAAGAAAAGTTGGAAACAAAACCACAAGCAGAAAAGGGTAAAATAAAAACTCCTGAAGTACCAAGAATGGGATTTCTTGATTGGGTAAAGAACTTTATTGGAAATGTTATTCTTGGATACTTTGCTGTAAGGATGCTTGATTATCTACCAAAGCTAATTCCTATTGTAAAGTTTCTTGGATCTGCCACAGATTTTGTAATCAACACTGGTGGAAAACTTTTAGATGGTTTGATTACTTTTGTTGACTGGGGTTACAAGGCGATTGATGCAACCAATGGATTTATTAAGAAGATTGGTGGAGCAGGTGCTGCAGATAATTTCGGAAAGTTTTTGGGTCTAATTGATAATGCTTTATTCTTAACAACTACTATCGCTGGTGCGATGGCAGTTGAGGCTTTGACCTCTGATAGTGGCGGTCGCGGAGATGTTGTATCAGATCAAATAACAAAAAGAGTTTTTCAGAAGGGAGCACAGCAGGCGGCAACAAGTGCAGCTGGTCAAGCTGGTGGTGCTGCTCAGGCTGGTGGATTGGGTGCTGGTGCAGTAGCAGGTATTGTTGCTGGAGCTGGACTTCTTGCATCTGCTTTAGGTGAGGGTGCATTTCAACTTCGTAAGGTTGCATCAGATCCTATAAAAAGGAAAGAAGATGAATTTAGTAAACTGAGTTGGTTTGACCCAAGAAAGTACTTTGTCGGTGCTCAACTTGGTGGTATGAAAATGCTTCTTGGACCTTTAGCGGCCATTGGAGTAATGCTTGATATTGTTGGTGCTCCTTTTAGATATGCTATTGAACTTCTTCGTTATCCATTCCTAAGTGAAGAAGATAAGAAAAAACAAGCATACAATCTTGCAAAATTTGATGCAAGAATTCGTGAAGATTTTAGAAAAGGATTGAATATGCTTACCCTTGGATTTGCTTTCAAGGAGAAGGGTTCTTTTGGAAACATTTATGGAAACAAAGGTGCTCAAAAAGAAATGATGGGTAAGATGGCTGGTGGTGGAATTACAAGAGGTGGTAAAGCGCAAACTGGAGCAAGAAGAACTATAGGTGGAGATAAGAAGAAAGGAAAGTATAAGAGAGCTCTTGCAAGAAAACCATCAAAAACTCAATTCAAAGGAGATCCTAAAAATCCTTTAGTGAAAACAGGGCAAGAATTAGATAAAACAAAATACTTTGGTCCAGTCCTTGCAGTTTCAACTAAACTTGAAGCAAAGGAAGAACCAACTCAAAAGGATTATGATAATGTTGGATTGGGTCTAAACTTATTGATTGCAAAAGGTCTTGAAGAAGGTCAACTGAAAGGTGGATTAGTTGCTGCTTTTGCTGAAGGTGGTATGGTCAACGATGAATTTTTAGAAGCAGCAGAGAAAGGAGTTGATGTTAGTAGCTGGATTAGTAAAACATTTAGAACTGAATTTGAAACTAATGCACAAAAAACTTTAAGATTGATAAGAGAAAGAAAAGAAACAAAGGAAGGTGCAGCAGGAGTTCCTGGATCTGAAACACCTGGTTCTCCCGATATGATTAATATTCAGGGAGGAGACGTTGACTTCTGGACATTAGTTGCTGTTGCTTCTAGGGAAGATGGAGAACCACAAGCATGGGCAGATGTTGCACAATCAATTTATAATAGACTTGCATCTGGAGCTTATACTGGAAAGACTATTAAGGATTTAATTCTTGGTCAAATGCAATATGAACCCACTTGGAAGTTTCCTAAACCGGGTGTAACCGGAAAACCAAACCAAGAGTGGTATGCAATCAAGGATGCTGCTAGTGCAGGAATAGCAGCAGGTCAATCTGAAGGTGCTATGAAAAAAGTTGCTGCTGCAATTTTGGACCCAACATTGCAAAAGAATGCACGAGAATTTATTCAAGGCAGAACAGATTTTAGAGGATATAGTGTGAGTGGAGGAGTTCAAAGAAAACCTGGTGACAATTACTATGGATGGTATAACAATTACCGTGCAAATAAAGTAGGTTCTGTTCCAAACTTTGGCGCAACTGCAACTTCTACTGGATCTGGTCCTGGTGGAACATTTGTTGGTGGAGGAACTGGGTCTGGTTATGGAACTGGTGGTGTGAAAATTGCTGGTGATTTGGGTGATTATATGAAAGCAAATAGAGGTAAGATTGGTGTTACTGGTGAAATTCACCAACACCCAAGACATCCTGGACAATCTAGACGTAATTATTTTTCATATCACAATCAAAATAGGGCACTTGACATTGGTGGATGGGGTCCAGCACACCCAAGTTCTGGTGGAAGAGATGAACAAGCACCAGTAATCAGAGCATTGTTGGAATGGAATAAGAAAAATGGATATCAACCTGTTGAGATTATTCATGGATCTCCTGCATTTAAGGGACTTGGAAAGTACGAATCTTCACCTAATGCACTTCACTCCAATCACGTTCACGTTGCATATGCTTTGGGTGGAAGAGTAAGAAAACCTACTTATGCTATTGTTGGAGACAAGGGTCCTGAGTTTATATTTGACGCAGACACCACTGCAGGATTAGATAGACTTGCTCCTGGTATTTTAGAAAAACTTAACGTAGCAAAAACAAAACCACAACTTGCAAGTGTTCTTCAATCCTATGCTACATATGAGCAGCCATATGGTGAAACGCAAGTTATTGAAGTTCCTGTAGAAGTTCCTGTTTCTGTGGGTGGGGGTTCTTATGGATCTTCTGGTTCTTCCATAGTGTTTGCTGGTAAGAGAGATGATCCATTTGATACTCTGTATCAAGGTGGGTAAATAGAAATAAGAGGTAATATGAAATGGCAAATCAAATAACAACCAAGTCAGCAGAAGCTTCTAATATAAAGCAACTTGACATCATATCAAATAAAGATGGTAAAAAGGTAAGTGTTGCTGGTGGTACAGTTGGTCTTTTGTATTATGAGAGCATCCTACAAGACTCTGTAAGAGCAACACTTACTTTTGCTGATGCGGGAAATACCATCAACAACAAAACTGCTTTAGACGGACTCCCTATAGTAGGTCAAGAAAAAATAGAAGTTAAATTCGCAGATAATAATAACAATGAAATAAAATTATCTTTGTATGTGAATAAGGTTACACCTATGTCCGATGATACAACCAAGTCTTTGGTGCAACTTGATTTAACTTCCAAAGAATTTATTATGAATGAAAAGGTAAGACTGAATAAAAGATTCGATGGAAAAATATCAGATCATATACAGAAAATATTGACCGATCCAAATTATCTTGGAACAAAGAAGAAAGTGGATGTTGAAGAAACATCGAACAACTATAACTTTGTAGGCAACAACCGTAAACCATATTATGCTATGAACTGGTTGTCTAAAAAAGCAGTGTCTGCAAAAAATCAAAAGCAGGGTGACAGTGCTGGATATTTTTTCTATGAAACATCTGAAGGATTTTTCTTTAAATCTATTGATGGATTACTTGCACAAGAAAAGAAGAAATCAATTATCTATAACCAAACACCAGATTCAAGAGGAGAAAATATACCTGCTGGATATGACATAAAGGCGCTTGATTATGTGAAGGATAATGCTGTGGATGTTCAAGATAAACTTCAGATGGGAGCATTCTCAACTAGAACTATTCTATTTGATCCTTTTACATGCTATTATGAGGTTATTACACCAAACGCTAAGGAAAAGGAAAAGTCATTAAAACTTGGCGGAAAAGAACTCCCTGTTTTAAATAAAGAATTTGATCGTGAAGGAAATAATAAAGAGTTTTCCAGAACACAATATATGCTTCTTGATAAAGGAACTTTACCGACTGGTAGTGGAATTGGTAAAGGTCAGGAGCAACTCAACAAATCGAAGGAAGAAAATTTCCTTCCAAAAGATATATTGAATCAAGCGATTATGAGATATGGTCAGTTGTTTTCTCAGAAGTCAACGATTACAATTGCAGGAGATTTCTCACTTCATGCGGGCGATGTTATATTCTTAGATGCTCCAGAACTACAGACAGAAACTAAGAATGATGATGTAAACAAAGAAAGTGGAGGTCTATATATTATAGCAGATTTATGTCACTACATTTCCCCCAAAGAAACGTATACTAAGTTGAATTTGGTTAGAGATTCTTTTGGTAGGAAAGGAAATCACACATCAGGTAGTATTCCACTATGAAAGATAGAAGCATACAACAACATATTAATGATGATAAAGACCTTTTGGACAACTCAACTCTCTCGCCGCAGATGAGAAGACATGTTGAGGATGAATTGACACATCTGGAAAAATATCATGCTAATCATCCAGATGAAGATCATGACCCAACTCCATTTGAAATGTACTGTGATGAGAACCCAAGTGCATTAGAATGTAAAATTTATGAAGATTAATAACTGATGGAAGGAGGATCTTTATTTAATCCTGGTTTTTTAGGTGGTAGTTTTCTCTGGTGGATCGGTCAGATTGCCGATGATTCCACCTGGAGAGATAATATCCTGCCTGGAAAATTTGAGAATAAAGATTCTATTCCAGGATGGGGAAGAAGATATAAGGTAAGAATCATTGGTCTCCATGATAAAGAAGAGGAGACTATTCCATCAGATCAACTTCCATGGGCTCAGGTGATGTATCCTGTGACCGGTGGTGGAGGTCAAACAAATGCAGGAGCAACAGCAAACCTAAGACAAGGTAATTTTGTTTTTGGATTCTTCCTTGATGGTCAGGATCAACAAGTACCTGTAATCATGGGAGTGCTTGGAAACAATGCACAAACCGCATTAAATACAAGGTTTCAAAATTTTGCAGCGACAAGTGGTTATGTAGAAGGAGCAGAACCGAAAACTGGAAGTGCTAAAGAAAGAGTTCCAGATGAAGGTCTTGTAACAACCAAACCAAAGAGTCCGCAAGTATCTCAACAAACCGCTACTCCTCCGCCAGGAGTTAGACTCAATCAGTTTGGATTAAGACCTGATATTGCTCTCACGAGAGAACAACTAACTGTTGCACAGCAAGCAAGACAGACGGCAAGAGATCGGGGGTTGCCACCAGAACAAGTAGAAGCAGCAGCACAGCAAGCAGTTGCTGATTTAATCAAGAACGATAGACAGCAAGCAAATTCTAAAACTGCACCATCTCAACCTGGTGCAACAAAAGAAAATGTTGATGCAGTTCATCAACAGAGTGCAAGTGATGTAAAACGTGAAGACAAGATGAAAGAGAAGATTTCTCTTTTGAAACCTTGCGATACTACCGAGTCTGCCATAAAAGCAATACAAACCGAAATTGAAAATGTAACAAAAAAGATTGAAAAGTATTTGAAGGCAATCAATAGTTATGTTGATGCAGTATCCAATACCATTTCCAATATACAAAAGGTTATTTCTGATGCTGCTTGTATAATTGCAAAATATATGAAAATACTTTTTGATAAGATTATGGAATATGTTTTGAAACTACTTAATAAAGAACTCACGAAAGTTGTTTCGGCTATGCCATCCAGCATGAGACAAATGTTTGGTGACATAAAAGAAATCTTAACAGAATTGATTCTTTGTCTTTACAACAAAATTACAAATGGTCTTTGTGGACTGATTCAAGATCTTCTTAACAAAGCACTTAAACCAAAAGAACTTGAAGCAATAGTAAGAGCAAGACAGTTTGATGATCAAGTTACAGTCCCAGAAATTCCCGTTTGTGCTGCTGAAGATTTTGTTGGTCAAGCAGTTTCTGCAAGTAAAGAGCAGATTGACCAAGCGAATAATACTATTATTGATAATCTAAATGCATTCCTTGATGATATTCAAGGAGAACTTGCTGGAGTAAGTGGTGCATTATCTGACATTACTTCTTTAATAGGTAATATCAGTGGAGCACTTACTGCTGCTTTTGCTTTCGAGAATATTAAATTGAATGTATTTGGGTGCGAACTTGCTCCAAATTGTGCAGTATCTGATTACTATACATTCTCTCGTGGAGGATCATCTGCTCCAACTAAAGATAAGCCAAGTGCGAAAGGTGTTTCTGACGTTGCTGCTAAACCGACAAATGCAACTGCACCAACAGAAGTTCAGTATGTTGGTCCTACCAAAAACACTCAAGACTTACCTACAGGTAAAACTTCTGGACAAACTAGAGCAGCTGGGGCTGGAACTCAAGCAGAGTTGAATCAAATTAACTCCGGTGTAGCATAATAAATATGATTATGGCAAGCAAGATGGAAAAAATATAATAGCATGTCATTCAATATTTTTGACTTCCCCAGAAAATCTGATATAACAGTTGGTTATGTTGACCCAATTTTGGGATATGTAACAGGTGTATCAATTTGTGATGCAAATGAATATGCCAAAAAGAATCCTGGTACAACATTTGTTTTTGAAACGAGAGATGGAATCAGATATTTAAATATTAATGAAGTTAATCAATTAACACCAGAAGATCTTCCTTCATCCGCTGATACTTGTACAGGAATTGTAGTTGAAGGTCAAGCAGAATCTCCCTCAGTTACTTTTTCTGGATGTGGTGGAGTTGGTGCTGCAGGAAATCCTGTTTTTGGAAGAGATGGATCTTTACTTGCAGTTGATTTGATCTCTGGTGGATTTGGTTATCAATGTCCTCCTCTAGTTGAGGTTAGAGATGAAACTGGAATTGGAGTCGGTGCAGTTACTCGCTCTATTCTTGTAGGGGATCCTGAGTATCCTGACTGTACATTTGTTGATACTTTTGAAGTTTTTGATCAGGAAGATGACTTCGAAGACTATCAGATTTGTGATCCAGTTGATGATGTTGAATATGGAACAAGATATGATCCAGATGGGAAACCAATAGGCAGGTGGGAACCAACTCTTTATGCGACTCTTTCTAGAGATCCAATTGCAAGAGAGATACAAAAATATCAAGACTTCTTACAAAAATTAAGCACGCCTTGGTGGAGTACTAGAAAGGAAAACCCTTTAAGAGTTACGTCTGGAAATAGAACTACACGAATCAAACATGATGTTCAACATCCTGGGTGGGGTGGAGAGTATGGTATAGAAAAAAGTGAAAACTTTAAAGAAGTAACATTTAAGGTTTTTACTTCCGGTGGACAAGATAAGGGACTTGTTCTTAAATTTACATCACAAGATAAGTCTCATACTTTTAAAATTAAAGCGGATGATTTTAAAAATGATGAAACCGGTCAAAAAGTAACCGAGAGAGTTAAAATCAATACAATTTATAATGTATCATCTGAAGGATCTTTTCGCGGAAGGGGGACTGAGAAAGGTATAGTTAATGCATTGGGAAGAGGTGCAAAAGAAAAAAATCCAACAGGAAAAGAAGTAGTTATAAGTGGAAATACAATATTTGCAGACTTTTTAGAAAGTTCAAATGATAATGATGACTTGCAAGTAGAAGCAACTTTAGGAAAGTTTACTTCTAAGCAAATTGGAAAAGGATCCAGCAGAAGTAATTTTGATTTAAAGTATGAACTGAGGGATAATTCATCCTATACGAAACCAGCAAAGATTGATGATAGTTTTATGAATAAGTATGCTATCTCACCAGTTCCCCCATCAAATGCCCCTGGTAGTGATTTTGCTGGACAAGAATTTACTATAGAGTGGGAAGAAAATTTTCCTTATGATGGTGAGTATGTTTTTCGTGCTCAAGCAGATAATATTGGAAGATATTATTTGGATAATGAAAAACTAATAGAGACAACTCAATTTAGAGCAGATCAAACTCCAAAGGTTGTTAAGAAGAATGTTAAAGCAGGTGTTCATCGCATCAGAGTTGATCTTTACAATGTTCCAATCGTTCAAAACTCTCCATCACAACCAAAAACTATTTTTAATACGGTTGATTATATTGGAAAAGCAGACAGAAAACTTTGGAGACTTGATCCTAGAGCTGGTAAAGATGCTGGATTTATAAACCAATATGGTGTTCTTCCATTTGATCCCAACTCTGATAGAGCACAGTCCGATGATTTTTCAGGAACTCATGTTATTCGTTGGGAATATGTTGAGTTTCCTAAAGATGGAAACTATAATATTGAAATAATGGTCGATGATAATGTTACTCTTTATATTGGAAACAGAGATGGTGGTGGAGAAAAAGGAATTGGAAATGGATTAAGATCAGTGGATCAAGGTGGTGATGAAGTTATTATTAGGAAGGTTGGATATAGTTCTCCTAGTAGAAGCACTGGTAAGAGTTTAGAAACCAGATTCTTCAAAGCAGGAAAGTATAGAATTCGTGCTGAACTGGAACAAATTAAAGGAAGACCACTTTCTGGTGGTAATCCCATGGCTCTTGCCATTAATATTGAAACAACTGCCACTGAGCAACAGGTAGTTTCGGCAAGATCTTGGAATGACAATCCTATGGGTGCTGCATTAACAATTGATGCACCTATGCCACCTATTCCACAGGAACCAATTCCTCAGCAGGAAGGTCGTTGTCCTAATAATCCAATTTGGACTACACGATTCCCAGGCGCAAAAGAAAAGTGGTGGCCTGTTAAATTTCAAAATGCTCCTGGTCTACCGTCCTGGAGTAGATTTATGAATCGCTATGCGATCTCTCCTATTCCACCATTAGCAAAACCTGGATCTGATGGTGGTGGCATTATCTATAGAAATCAATGGGATGTTGATATTCCTTATGATGGATTCTATGCATTTAAATCTACTGTAGATAATGCTGGTAGAATCTTAATTGATGGTAAACCAGTCATGCAAGCAAACTACATTCCAACAACCCTAGAAAATACTAGAGGTGGTAGTGGTAGTGAAAGAAGAAGTGGAATTTCTGCAATCGGTAGTGATGGAATTATATACAACTGGAGAGAGGAAAATCCAAAGTCTAAAAAGATATTTTTAAGCAAAGGATTGCATAAGATTGAGATTGAAGTTGAGAATGGAAAAACTAATACATTTCAAAAAATTGATAAGAAAATTTTTAGCACCAAAGATTGGTTAGTTCCTCCTCCTGCACCTTTACCATCTATTTCTCCAACAGAGTTAAATATTTCCTATGTTGGTTTGAATCCTACTAATACAAAACTAAATGTTAATGGTAATCGTATAAAGATAAAAGATGGTGATGGGAATGATGCAAATGCAACATTCTCAATTGTTTCCTCCGATCCAGGAGTTAATGCAAGATTTTCTTCTGATGGAACTCGCATCGAGTATGATGGATCTGGAAAAATAAAAATAAAGTTGGAGTGGAATGATAATCCATTTATAGCAGGGGTTGCTGTTAAAAGTATTAGTGTTGGTGGAGTTACTTTAACTCAAAACGACACAAGTGGTACAGAGACTAAAAATATTACAGTAAATAAGCAAATAACTTCTCCAACAACAATCAACAAATCTCAAACTGTTGATGGTGTTAATTTTGAAGGACCAACACAAATCGCAAATTATAGAGGAGATTTTATTTCGCCAGTTTTGCAAAATGTGAATGCTTTCCCTAATGATGAAATTCAAGGAAAGAGTTGGACTTTCAGATGGACAAATGTTGATTTTCCAGTTGATGGTCAGTATACTCTTGAATCTGAGGCAGATGATGAATTAGTAATTAAAGTTGATGGTATTAGAGTTGGTTCTTCAAAGGTATTTGAAGGTAGAAGAAAGACAACTTTTAATGCAACTAAAGGAAAGAAAACTATTGAATTAGAATTATCTAATATTCGTATACCTAATACAGGATTCCAACAAAATCCTACTGTAGGATTTGCTCAAATAACTGTACCAGTTGATGTTGCTACTGGGGTTGGACAGCCATGGTCAACAAACCCTGTTGGTATTTCTGCCATTCTAATTCCACCTCCTTGTCCAAAGAAAGTAACTGGAAAAGGTGTTGTTTGTAGAGTCGTTGTAGATGATCCTGGAAATGGATATCCAACCACTCAGGGACCTGGATATCCTGCAGCACTCAGACTTAGAAGTGTTGAGGTTGAAAATCCAGGAATCAACTATAACTGTGGAGTAGATCAAATTCAAATCACTCCAAGTAATGGTGCTCAACTAGGTTATGAGTGTGATACTTTTGGTAGAATTATAAGAGTAAATGTATTAAATCCTGGTCTTGGATTTACTGAATATCCAGAAATATCTATTGTATCGCCTCCAGGTGTTGAACCAACTGGCGTTAATGCAACATTTAGACCTCAGTTTGAGATTGTAAGAGATCCAATCGTTGTTGATCCTGAGATCATTATTCAAGTCACAGATCTTGTTGGTCTTAAGCAGACTGGATATGTTGATGGTCGTCCTTACTACGGTGCCGTATACTACAAGGATGGAGTTCGTTATGCTGGATTCTATCAAACGCCAGGAGAACTTGTTCAAGTTTATGATACTCTTCAAGAGAGCATTGATGGTGTTGTTGTTACACGTCCATCTGCAATCCAGAGACAGGGTACTGATATTAGCAGTAATGATCCAAGACTCAATATTCCAGGCACGCCTGATGAAATCATTTAAATAGTAAAATAATGATAAGATAAAATGCCAACATCCAGAAATTCAAAAGGTGATAGGTTGCCCAATAGTACAGGCACAAATCCAAATCCTAACGATACAGCAAAACAAAACTATACTGCAATTCGTCAAGGAAATGATCATGGATCAATTTCTTTTGGACATATTCATCAACCAGCTGACGTAACTGCTGCTGTTAAATTAGAAACTCCGGATGGAAGACATACCTTTTTCTTAGATGAAGATGGTCCAAGAAAAGGTTGGACTACTTCATTATCGCCAGGCAACTTTCAAGTTGAGTGTGGAAGCGATAATGTAGAAGCACAAGACACCTTGATGTTAAATGCAAAAAATGGTAATATAGTTATTGTAGCAACTAATGGAAAAATAAGATTACAAGGAACTGATATTGAACTCATTGCTGTAGGTGAAGGTGGTAGTAAGGGAAATATTGTAATGGAAGCAACTGAAACTGTTGCAGTTAGAAAATGTAAAAAGTTCTTAGTCAACGCTTCAGTTAATTATAAATTGGCAACATCAGGTCTTGGTGAGATTACTTCTAATAGTAGACTTAAAATTTATGGATCTATTATTCAAGGTGTAACTGACGCATGTGCTAAGAAAGACTCCAAGAACGGAGGACAACGTTATCAAAAACAAAATAATCGAGTATAAGGAGATTTAAAATGACTGCTGGATGGGATGATGTTAATGTTGGTGGACAGCTTAAGGTAGGAACAGGTATTGTTCCTGCGATTAAGGAGGGTGATCAAAAAATTAATGGGTCTGCTTTTATTGAAGGACCTGCTGTGATTGGAAGTCCAACACACTTTCCAACTGCATATGCAACTTTAAATGTTGCGCCATTGACAAATAGTGATCCAGACTCGGTTCCTCCATTTGCTCCAGGTTCTTTATGTCAAGGATTAAGTAATCCCTATGCACTGTGTGTTTCTGACAATGCAGCAGTGATGGGAAATCTTGACGTGAATTTTAGAATTCAATCGGGACGTGATATTATTGCGGGAGGAAATATAATTTCAAATTGTGGTGGACATATTCTTGCTGCTAAGAAAAACTTTGACATCCCTCACCCAACTAAACCAGGATATCGTTTACGTCACACTTGTCCTGAAGGTCCATCAAATGATGTATATTTCCGTGGAAGAGTGACTAATAAAAAAGAAATCATTCTCCCTGGATATTGGAAAAATCTTGTTGACTGGACAACAATTACGGTTAATTTAACTCCAGTTGGAGCACATCAAAATGTAATTGTAAAAAGAATTGATGAAGAAAAAGTATATCTTCAAGCACATGGTGGTATGCCAATTGATTGTTTCTACCATATCTTTGCCACTAGAGCGGATGGTGAGAGACTAATTCCAGAATATGAAGGAAAAACACCAGCAGACTATCCAGGAAACAATGATGAATATTCAGTTTCTGGATACCATTATGACAGAAGGGAGGTTTAAACATGGCTGCACCAGGACAACCAAAAAACGCAGAATTTCCAGGAGAATTTATTCCCTCTCAGGGAGATAAAGATTGTACTGATAGACAAGCTTGGGGTGAACCATCTGTAATTTATTCTTACATCTTTAAAGGAAACGCGGATCAAAACACATATCCTCCAGATGCATGTCCGCCATATTATCACAAGACTGCACAGATTGATGAACTTCAAGTAAATACAGAAATTAATGGTTCTGGTAACATTGATATTTCTGGATCTGTAAGAGCATCTCAAGTAACTGCCAGTGGAGTTACTCTAACTTCAAGAAAACCTTTTGATATTCCTCATCCAAATAAAGATGGGTGGAGGCTTCGTCATGTTTGTTTGGAAGGTCCAGAATCCGGTGTTTACTATCGTGGAAGACTCACTGATTCTAACATTATAAATCTTCCCGATTATTGGAAAGGATTGGTTGATCCAGAAACAATCACAGTTACTCTTACTCAGATAGGTTCATCTCAAGACTTAATTGTTGATTCTATCGAGTGGGGATCTAAAGTAAAAATAAGATCTGGATCTGCATCCAAAATTGATTGTTTCTTTTTGGTTCATGCAGAAAGAGCGGATGGTGAAAAATTAATTGTTGAATACCCAGGACAATCTTCCGATGATTATCCTGGAGATAATTCAATTTACAGTATTAATAAGTAGGAGATAAAATATGTCAAAGCATTTTTATTTTATTGATGTCAATGTAGCAGCTGGTCAAAGCACTCTGACTGCTATTGCCAATGAGTCAGCGACTTTTGGTATTGGTGCAACTTCAATTTTAGAACCCAATGAATTAGTTGTAGGAACAGCATTGAGTGTTGGAGTAGCATTAAGTGTTGGAACAGGAGTTTCGGTTAGTAGTGGAATTGTAACTGCTACTGGTGGATTTATTAGTGGTATTAGCACTAATGGACTGCTGGGAATTTCTACTACACCGATTCAAATAACTCTCAATGGAAATATACTTTCCTTTACTGCTGTGGGAATTGGATCAACTTTCTTCACACTGGCTTGACAGGGGTCCCGTCCATCCCCTATAATAAGAGGGTAATCAACGGACGACCGAATGCAAGACGAGTACCTCACACGCTGCGTGGTGGACCCTGTGAAGCGTACAGTGTACCTGTACTCTAATGAAGGGTCAGAAAAGGAAGTGACCTGTGAGACCGTGGAAGAGTTTATGAATGTGCTAGACTTTGTTCGTGCTACAGTGGATGAAGAAACTCTCTCATACGCAAATCCACTTTAAGTTCCATTTTTGGTCGAAAAAAATCCCGGTAAATTTTCTCACACGATACTTTTTTCAAAATGAATCCTTATCGCATTAACTACAAAGCACTGAAAGAAGAACCAGTGAAAACCACACCAGAGAATGTGAAGGAAGCAAATGAGAACTTGTTTCGTGCTAAATGGAATCTTCCTCAAGCAGCAAAGCACTGTGGAATGTCACAAAAAGAAATGAAATTGACATTCTGGGAGTATCTCAAGTATAATCCTATGACTTACCAAGCGTGAGTTTTTGCCCGTGTAGTCCAACGGCAGAGACAGGGGACTTAAAATCCCTCCAGTGTCGGTTCGAATCCGACCACGGGTATGAGGTTTAACCTCTAAATAAACAAAAGTAATAGGAATATTACTATGAAGTACAGGATTGATTCTGCATATGTTTGGTTCAATCGCGGAAGACAACTTGTTCTTATGTACTTTGTAAATCAAGTTCCATTTACTTTTGATGAACTCCCTGACGAATCTTTATTTGACTTGGAGTTGATTGAACTAGCAGACAACGAAAGACGCTTTGAACCTGAGGACTTGTATCAATCTTCTTACTATCTTATGTTAGAAGAATGTCATCCTTTGCTTTATGAGTTGGATTTAGAAAATCCAGAAATGTTGCCTGTTGATTAATGCCCTTGTAGCTCAGTGGTAGAGCAACGGTTTTGTAAACCGTTGGTCGCTGGTTCAAATCCAGTCGGGGGCTCTGAGTTCTATAACTCCAAATGTCACTTATTTCACAACAAGACCGTCAAATGGTCATTGAAGCACTTGAATATTATGTTCAAAAACTTAAGGACGATAATTGTACAGATGCTTCCATCACGGCATTTCAAACCCTCCTTAATTGGATCGAACTGGAACATTTCAAGCATGAAAATTAATCTTTGGTATTGCGCTGATATGAATCAGTGGCGTTGGACTCTTACGGATAATAGTCGTCCTATTTGTCGCCAAGAATCGGGACAGAGACCTTTTCTTCGTGATGCGATGAATGACGTAGCAAATACTGTAGAATATATGTTAGAATGCAAACAAACTGAGTAAAAATACTTAGATGAAATCAGACTTTTATATAGATAGGGTAGGTAAAGAAGAAATCAAAGAACTTCTTTATACCTATCATTATCTTAAAGACGAATCCAAAGATTTTAAATCTGGTTTCAATTATGGACTATATCGTAAATCTTTCACAGACATCCTTAGGGTTGGCAGCTGTCTTGGTGCTTGCGTTTTTACTGGTCTCCCAGTTCCAGAAATTGCCGTAGGTGCTTTTGGTTTAGAAAGAAATCAGCAAGAAGGAATATATGAACTCTCACGTTTGTGTATTCATCCAGATTTGCAAAAAGAAGAGTATAATATCACATCTTGGTTCGTTAGTCGTTGCATAAGGAGATTTAGGAAAGATGCCCGCGTTCGTGCTATTCTTAGTTACGCTGATGCTAATCACCACTCTGGAACTATATACAGAGCTTCTAATTTTGGTTACTACGGTTTAACTGATAAGAAATCTGATTTCTGGATTAAACAACCAGATGGATCATTTATCAAACATTCAAGGGGTTCAACTAAAGGTGTAGAAGGTGAGTGGAGAGAAAGAAGTAGAAAACATAGATATTTGATGGTGTTTGACAAAGAACTTCAAAAACGCTTGACATGGGAAGAGGAGAAGTGGTAAAATATAAGTTCCTTCCGTGTGAAAGAAGTCATTGTGCTTCCTTGAACCTCTCTTCGGGGAGGTTTTTTTATGGATAAATAATCCATAACGGAACTATAAGCACTAATAAGATGGGTCTTTCCAGATTAGATAATTTTCTGAAGTCTTCGCGTGGTACTATTCTTTATGTTGATCCAAACAGTTTGGATGCGACTGATAGTATTGAGAACCAAGGTAATTCACTTACACGCCCATTCAAAACAATTCAACGTGCTCTGATTGAAGCGGCAAGATTTTCATATCAGAGAGGATTAAATAACGATAGATTTAGTAAGACAACAATTTTACTTTATCCTGGAGATCACATTGTTGACAACCGTCCTGGATGGATTCCTGATGGTGTAAACAATTTTAGATTGCGTAATGGATCAACATCAAATAACCTTCCACCATACGATTTAAACTCTAATTTTGATTTAACAACAGCAGATAATGAACTTTATAAGCTGAATAGTATTCATGGTGGAGTAATTCTTCCAAGAGGAACATCAATTGTTGGTCTTGACCTGCGTAAGACTAAGATCAGACCAAAATATGTTCCTAGCCCAACAAACGACAATATTGAAAGATCTACAATTTTCAGAGTAACTGGAACTTGCTATTTGTGGCAATTCTCTCTGTTTGATGCTGATCCAAACGGAGTTTGTTACGTTGACTATACTTCAAACACATTCGTTCCAAACTTCTCACACCATAAACTTTCTTGCTTTGAGTATGCTGATGGTGTAAATGATGTCAATATTAATGATGACTTTATGACATATTCAACAGATCGTACAGATCTGGATATGTATTATGAAAAAGTTGGTCTTGTTTATGGTCAATCATCTGGTCGTGCAATTGAACCAGATTATCCGAGTTCTGGTCTTGACATTCAACCAAAAATTGATGAATTTCGTATTGTTGGTTCTACTGGTGCTTCAGTTGGAATTACCAGTATCAAATCGGGTGATGGTGTAACAGCAACTACTGACATTACTCTTACAACTGCATCAGCTATTGATGGTCTGGATGTCGATACGCCATTCCGTGTTAGAGGAATTACTTCAGATCCATCAATCTATAATGGTCAATTTGTAGTTGCAGAGAAGTTAAGTTCAACTGAGATCATTTATCAAGTTCAAAATGCTCCTACAAATCCACTTCCAACTGTAACTGGATCTACGCTCTCACTTCAGTCAGATACTGTAACCTCAGCATCTCCATATATTTTCAATATCTCTCTGAGATCTGTATATGGAATGTGTGGTCTTCTTGCTGATGGTGATAAGGCAACTGGATTTAAATCCATGGTTGTTGCACAGTTCACTGGTATTGGTCTGCAGAAAGACGATAATGCTTTTGTAAAATATAGCACAGTAACTGGAACTTATAATGACAGCACTCAACTAGCTGGTGCTAATCTTAGTAATGATTCAAGAGCAGTATTCAAGCCATCATATAGAAACTTCCATATTAGAGCAGCAAATAATGCATTCATTCAGTGCGTCTCAGTTTTCGCAATTGGATATGCTGAGCATTTCTCTGCTGAGAATGGTGGTGATATGTCCATCACCAACTCTAACTCAAACTTTGGTGCAAAGGCACTGATTGCTTCTGGATTTAGAAAAGAAGCATTCCCTCAAGACGACACGGGATATATCACACACATTATTCCACCAAAAGAGATTCCTTTAACTGAAACTTCAATTGAATTTAGTTCTATTGATGTTAATAAGACTGTAGGGGTTGCATCAACAGCACATCTCTTCCTTTATGGTGAAACAAATGCTGACGTTCCACCAGAAAATGTTATTGAAGGATATAGAATTGGTGCAAGACAGGATGATAATCTGAGAGTTCTTGTCTCTTATGCTGGATCTGTTACAGAGTATAGTGCTCGCATCACGATGGATGGAGCAACATCTAGTTCTGAGAAAGTATTTACTGTAAATCAGAGTCCAACAGGTATTAATAGTATTGGTGCAACTTATGGTAATGGTGCAAATGTAATTACATTTACTCAAGCACACACACTCGCTGATGGAGAATCTGTTCGCGTAATTAGTGACAATGGTCAATTGCCAGATGGATTGATTCCAAATAACGTTTTCTATGCAATTACCAGCGGATTAACTACAAACACTGATATTAAACTTGCTAAAACATTAAACGAAGCTCTGATTGGAACTGCTCTTCCCATTAATGAAAAGGGCGGTCTCCTGAAAGTTGTAAGTAGAGTATCTGATAAGAATTCGGGTGATATTGGACACCCAATTCAGTATGATACTACTAATTCGCAATGGTTTATCAACGTATCCGCAGCATCAACTGAGAACTCAATCTACTCAACAATTGTTGGACTTGGTTCTACTGCACTTGGAGATGCAACTCCAAGAACATTCATAAAAAGAAAGTCTGATAATAGAAACGCAAACGACACATTATATCGTTTAAGATATGTTGTTCCTAAGAATATCAATTCTGGAGTAGCAAGACCTCCAAGTGATGGATTTATTCTTCAAGAATCCAATACATCTATCGGTTCTACTGATGGCGAAATTCAAACCTATTTTGGTAGTGGATCTCTATCAAATGTAAATGAGCAAAGAAACTTTAGATTTATTGCTGATGCAACTTGGGATGGATCATCGACAGTTAATGTAACTACAGAACTTCCGCACAATCTGATCGTTGGATCTGAAGTTGAACTTGTAAATGTCACAAGTACCCTTAATACTACAGGTGTTGCTGGAACAGCATTCAATAGAAAGTATTATGTTACTGGAATCAGCAGTGCAAAGCACTTTGCTGTTGGATTAACAACCAATCCAGGAACATTTACGAATGATACTTCGGCAAGAAACACTTCATTGCCATATTTCAGAAGAAAAACATATAATAACTCCTACTACATTTACAGAAATCAGGAAGCACAAAAGTTTGTAAGTGGTGAGCAAGACGGTATTTACTATCTGACTGTATTGAATTCTTCTAATTCACCAACAGTTGCTCCATTCACTAATGAAAAATACTCACAACCAGTAAAAGAACTCTATCCACAAACAAATAGAGATAATCCAATATCAGATCCAGATGAGACAACCTGTTTTGCTACTTCTTCTCTGATTGGTGAAGTTGTTGTAAATGATGTAAGAAACAGTGTTACAAAAGAAACTCTAACTAAGTTTGTTAAGGATACTGATGTTGGTGTTGGTATTAACAATATTGTATCTCAAACTGGCACAGCACATACAATCTTTACCACCATTGATCATGGTTTAAATCGTATCACGAGAGCAAGTGTTACTAACGTAGGTGCTGGATACAGTGATGGAACTTATTATAATATTAAATTAGTAGGCGCTGCAGCATCCACTACTGGTAAGTTTGCAACTGCAAAGGTTACTGTTTCCAGTAACTCTATTGATGCTGCTTCCATAAGAATTATGGATGGTGGATCTGCATATGGAATTGGTAATACTCTAAGTTTTGTTGGTATTCCAACTACTGGATCTGGAACATTCACTGAGGCTATTGCAACGGTTGACGCAATTTACAATAACGTTGGTGATACTTTAAGAGTTGTTGGTGTATCTTCTGAGGGATATGCTGGATATAATCAACTTTATAGAATCACTGGAGTTAATGTAGGTGCAGCAACTTCTATTAATGTAGAATCGGTTGCCAGTGTTGCTGGATTCAACACAGTAACTGGAGTAGGTGTAACCCTGACTGCAGATGCGTTTATGTATCTGACAGGCGAAGCAATCCGAATTAATTCACTTGCATATGATAATGGCAGTGGAATCGCTACAATCACAACTCAGAATAGTCATGGTCTGAGAGTTGACCAAAAGGTTAAACTGGTTGGATTTAATGAGAGCACTTATACTGGTGACTTTGTTGTTACTGAGGTTCTTGATGTATTAACATCTTCTCCAACATATAGATTCTCTGTTAATCTTGGTGCAGGAACATCTGCTCCAGTTCCAACAGCAGGTGCAGGCACCACATATGTTTATCGTTTAGGTTATACATCTAATGACGGTGTAATCACTGAGAATAATGAGAATCTTGGTGGTAGAATGATTCCTACCTATGCAGGTATTACAACCACGCTTTCTGCTGATATTCCAAACGCAACTACAGATGAAGTATACCTCACAAATCTCAATAATCTTAATGTTAATGTTGGAGATTATCTCTTAATTGATGATGAAATTGTAAGAGTCAAGACAACTGTAACTGGAACAAATCCACTTTATGTTTTCCGTGGAGTTCTTGGAACAAAACCAACGGTTCACTTCATCAATGGAACTGCAAGAAAGATCTTCATAAATCCAACAGAACTAAGAAGACACTCTATTAACAGAGCGTCTGGTCATACATTTGAATATGTTGGTTTTGGTCCTGGTAATTATTCAACTGCATTACCAGATAGACAAGATCGTATTATTACAGCACAAGAAGAACTTCTGGCTCAATCAACCAAGAGAGAAGGTGGAATCAACTTCTACACGGGTATGAATGACAGAGGTATTTCATACTCTGGTAATAAGAAGTTAAGCACCATTACTGGTATTGAAGAAATCTTTGATACTCCAGTACAAACGATTACTGGTGAAGACATTGGCATCATTCCTAACATCAACGTTGTCAATCCACTCGAAGGTCTCTTCACAAGATCAATTCGTGTTGAGGGTGGTTCGGATAATAAGGTTTCTTCCGAATTTAATGGTCCAGTCATCGTTAATAACAAACTGACAGTCAACTCAACTAAGGGTCTAGAAGCAAATAATCTCTTCTTACAGGGTGATGCAACAGTTTCTAGAAAGTATACTGTGGGTATTGCAACTCCAGTACTTGCAGGTAATCCAGGTGACATGACTTACTATGCTAATCCTGATGAAGGTGGATATGTTGGTTGGGTCTACACTCTGCAAAATGATTGGAAGAGATTTGGAAATGTAAGTCTGTCTAAAGACGCTAATATTAGTATTTTTGATCAGGTTGGTATTGCAACTACATCTCCTGGATCGCTCAAATTCCTTGTTGGATCTGGTTCTACCCAGTTCTCTATTGATAATGGAGAAGTTGGCATCGGAACAACTGGAAATGGATATTCTCTGCACGTTATTGGAAATACAAATATTGTAGGAACAGTAACTGCATCCTACTTCTCAGGTGACGGATCACTTTTAACTAATCTGAATGCTTCTGCACTTGGTTGGACTGTTATTGCTGGTGGAATTTATAATACAGCTTTGAATAATGTTGGTATTGGAACTTCAGTACCAAGATTTAATTTAGAACTTGGATCTGTTGGTACAGCATCAACTTCTCTTTATGTAAATGGAGAAGCAAAGTTTGTAGGACTTATCACTGCTAATAATGTTAATGTAACTGGTATTCTTACGGCATCTGGATTTGATCTTCAAAATTCATCCACGGGCAGAATCACAACTGGTATTATAACTTCATCTACGATTCACGTTGGAACTGCACTCACTACTCTTTATGCAAGTGGTACTGATGTTGGTATTGGAACTTCAGCACCAAGAGCTAAGTTAGACGTTGAGGGACATGCTAGATTTAAGACCTACTCCGAAAATGTAGAATATGTTACACCATTTGCTAGTGTTGTAACTATTGATCTTTCTAAAGCACAAACATTTATCTGTACTGCCACTTCAAATATTAACCAGTTTACCTTAACAAATGCTCCATCAGGATCTACTGAATTTACAATTAGAATTGATCAGGATGGAACAGGTAATCGTTCAGTTGGAATTGACACCTTTAGAACATCTGGAGGTGTAACAATTCCAGTTTATTGGCCAGGTGGAGGTGTTCTCCCAATTGTAACTCCAACTGCAAATAGATCTGATATTTACACCTTCAAAGTATTTGATGGTAATAATATTACGAGTGTGGGATTATATGGAGTTGTTGTTGGTCAAAACTTTACTAATTGAGGTGAAGTAGAATGAAACAAACAACTCTAGATCTTAACGGTCCCGTCCTTTCGTTCACCACAAATCCAGTTGGTGTTGCATCAACTGGAGTGGTTTCTGGGACAGGGAGTGGTATTGCAACTTTTACTGGAATTGCAACAGCATCATTCCCAACAGGTGTAAGCACAGGATCTCCTGATGCACCAACAAATACAGCTTCAAATAGTGGTATTATTACATATCGTTGGTATGAGGTTGGTGTTGGTGCTTTGTCGGATAGTCAGTATGTAACTGGAACAGCAACATCAACTCTTACTTTATCAAGACTTATTACTCCAACGGATAATAGAAGACAGTTTTATCTGACTGCAGATTATATTGCATCTGCTTATCAATCTTCATCTCCAGTTACTGCAGGCACTGCAAGATCAACTGGTAATGCTATAAATGAACCTTTTAGTTCTGGTATTGGAACTCTTACGGTTTATCCATTACTTGAAGTTATTGGTCAACCATCAAATAGAAGTGCGTTAATCAATAACAATGCAACGTTTACCGTTAATGCTGGATTAACTGATTCTTCATTTGATGATAGTCTGACCACATATCAGTGGTATGTGGATGGAAATCTTGCTAATGATGGTACAATAGACACTACATCATCAACATCAACTACTACCACAACTACTTTTAATGATACTTATACGAATGACACTTCACTATCATTACCATCAGCAACAACAAACGTTACTATAACTGTTGCAGGAGCAAGAGGTGGTAATGGTGGATCAGATGCTGGTGGTGGAGGAGGTGCTGGTGGTAGTGGAAGAGCTGGAAGATTCTCATATGCAAACGGTGGAAGAACTTTAAGATTTAGAATTGGTAGAAGAGGTGGTGATGGAGGAACTGGAACTGGATGTTGTGCTGGCGGTGGCGGATCCAGTCCATTTGGTGGTGGAGGAAGAGGAGGAAATACTGGTGGATCCGGATGGTCTGGCGGCGGAGCAGGTGGTGGAGGTGCTACGGGAGTTTTTGATGACAATAAAGGTGGATATACTATCGTCGCTGGCGGTGGCGGCGGTGGCGGTGGTGGATCAAATAATAGAGGTGGATCAAACGGAGGAGCATCTCCTGGGTTTGGTCAAGGAAATGTAAATTCCGTTGGTGGTGGTGGACAAGGTGGTGATAAAGGTGGTGATGGCGGCGGTGGCGGCGGTGGTGGCGGCGGCGCTCCTGGTGGTGGTGGAGGCGGTGCTGGTGAAGATAATTCTTTTGGTGGTGGCGGTGGAAATGGTGGATTAAGTGCATATGACACAAACTATGCTACTTTTGGATTTGATGGTTGGTTGCACGATGGAGATGGGTATGTTAATATTCAGTACACAACTTTAAAATCTGATACAGTAGTAGTAAACAGAAAGACAGTTGTTTCTGGAACAAAGACTCCAACTCTTACAATGAGAGCAGACTTTGTTGGAATTCAAACAGTCCAATGTAGAATTTCTCATCCATCTGCTACAAATTCACCAATTTTTACTGATGTTGCTTACTTCACTTCACTCTCAACAGCAGATCAATATAATGTTCAACTAGAAACGATTGGTGTCAGCAATACTGCAACTATTTCAACGTTTGATCTATTCAGTGGAGATAGAGAAATTATAACTTCATTATCAGATCCTACTGTAGAAGGAATTAATAGTTACTATAGTTTCTTTGCACCTGATAGAGATATTCCTGTTGAAATAGATCTTTATGGTGGAAAGGGATATGATAGAGGATCTTTTGTTGGAGGAGAGGGTGGATTCTCTAGAATCAGATTTACTATGACAAGAAATACCGAATATGTTATTTCTGGTTTATCAACATCTATCAATGCCCCATTCCTTTATAGAAAGGGTCAATTGATTGCTTGTGTTGGTAGAGGTGGAGATGCTGGAACATCTGGTAATGGTGGATTTGGTGGTGGAATCGGAATTGCAGGTGCATCTGGATCTGGTAGAAATGGTGGATCGGGTGGATCGGTGATTGCAGTTGGTTCTTTGGGATCAAATGGTGTTTTTGGATCACTAACAACACTCTCTGCAACATCACCAGATACAAAAACTACAATTCCAAATGGTGGAAGAACTATTAAATGTACCAAAGGTGTTTACTGGCAGCAACAAGGAATCTCTGCTTGTAGTGATGTTGGTACAACCTTGTTTAGATTGTCAGATGGCACACAAGTTACAAACACTGCTTCTATTACTAGAGGATATAAAGCAGGATATGATATTATTCAAACTGCAGGAAGATCTATAGGAAATGGTGGTAATGGTGGCAGTGGTGCTGCAGGTGGTGCTGGTGGTGATGGTTCATCTGGTGGTGGAGGTGGATCTGGATATACTGATGGATCTGTAACTGTGGTTTCAAATACTCTTGGTGGAAGTACTGGTAATGCGAGAGTAATTATTAGACTTGCGACTTAACTAAATAGTTAAAACTAACCGGGGGAGAGTGAACCCGAAATGGCTGTAAATAAGAATTTTGTAGTCAAAAATGGTTTAGAGGTCGATACCAACCTCATTCTCGCGGATGCTACAACGAATAGTGTTGGTATTGGCACCACAGTTCCCGAATATACCCTTCACGTTTTTGAAGGGAGTGGTATTGGTGCTACTACCGTTTATGTTACTGGCGTAACAACATCCCTTCAGGGATTAAGAGTTGGTGCCGGTGGAACAGTTTTAACGGTTGTTGCAAGCCCAGGAATTGGATATTCTGTTGGTGTTGGTTCATCCCAACCAGAATATCTGTTAGATGTTCGTTCACCAGTTTCTACTGGACAAACAGCACTTTATGTTCAGGGTGATGTCAGAATTACTGGTGATATAAATCTAGACGACATCACGCTTGATGATGCAACAATTCAAGATCTGAGGGTTCAGAACACTTTATTTGTTGGTGCTGATGGTGGAACTGGCGTTTCTACCTTTGTTGGTTTCACTACATTCCAAAATAACGTTTATATTGCAGGTGTTACAACACTTGCTGCCAACGGAGGAATCACTACAACAGGTGGTGATTTTTATGTCGGTGGAAACTTCTTTAGCAGTGGTGGAATAATTGTTGACAGCGACCTCTATATTATTGGTATTGCTACTGTTGGGACATTAGATGTCAACGATAATGCAAATATTGATGGTAATCTTCTTGTAACAGGACTATCCACATTTGTTGGACTTAGTACCTTCCAGGATTACGTTTTTGTTCAAGATGGTCTAATTAATGCTGGTGTTACAACATCAAATGCATATACAATTAATGGAACTCAAGTAGTTAGTTCTGCAAGAGAACTGCAGAATATTGCTTCTCTTGATGCAACTACAACTGCAACGATTGAAGCAGCAATTGCTAATGCACCAAACACCTTTACTGATATTGAGGTTACTGGTCTTTCCACATTTGTTGGATTCAGTACATTCCAAAATGATGTTTATGTTGCTGGTGTAGTAACTGCAACTTCATTCTATGGTAATGGATCAAATCTGACTGGTATTGCTACTGGTTTAACTGCAACAATTGGCGTTGGTTCTGAATCAACTTTTGTTGGTGCAGGAGTTACTGAAATTTACTTTGCAACAACCACAGGAACAAACGTAAGTGTTGTTTCTGCTGGAACAAGTGCAACTGTTACAATTACTCCAGGTGTTTCACTTGGACTTGCAATCGCTCTTGGCGGTTAATAAATACTCTTAACACATAAAGAAAAATGGCAGAATCATTTTCAAACGCATTATCAAGAGCAGCAGGAATTGTAACAACCAGTTCTGCTGGTTCTATTGGAATCACGACTAACTTAATCACTGGTATTTCAACGGCATCAGTTTCTGTAGGTGATCTGATTGATAATGCAAACTTTATTGCGGGAACTAAAGTTTCTACAATTGGATCTGGGCAAGTTACTGCAGATAGAAATTCTACAAACACTGCACCAACATCAGCTCAAAACGTCAAGTTCCTTGGTGTTACAAACGTCTATACTTCGCCATCAGCAACGAAGAGTATTCTGATTGGCGGAACTTTTGCTAATAACACTAATAATCAAGTAAATTTGACTGTTGAAGTTTTTGATAATAGTGCGGGAATCAGTGCTGCGATCGCAAGTAAGATTCCAGTTCCTGCAGGAAGTTCATTCGTCATCTCTGATACAGGTAAGACACTTTTAGAAGGTGATGATGTGTTGAGGGTATACTGTGATACTGCAAATGCAATTGATGTAAGCCTCAGCATTCTCACAGGAGTAGCGTGATATGGCAGATCGTAACGGTTATATTGGAAGAGCTCCTGGTGATTCATCAGTAGTTGTTGCTAGACAGGTATTTTCTCCATCAGGAGTTCAAACAAACTTTACGTTTGCATCTGGATATACTGTTGGTTATTTGGACGCATACCTGAATGGCGTTCGTCTGATTGAAGGTCAAGACTATAGTGCAACTGATACATCAACTGTTGGTCTGACTAGTTTTGCTCAGAACGGTGATGTTCTTGAGTTAGTTGCATATAAAGCATTTAATGTTGCAACAATTGACACTGCACCAGGAAATCTTACCGTTGGTGGATATATTTCTGCTGGTGGATCTATCACTGGATCTGCATTTTATGGTGATGGAAGTAACCTAACAGGAATTTCTTCTGTTTCATTTGCAACTACAGCATTCACTCTTGCTAATAATGCAACAGGAATCAATGCAACATTTACTGGTAATGTGTCAATTGGTGGCACATTAACGTATGAAGATGTAACAAATGTTGATGCGGTAGGAGTTATTACTGCAAGAAGCGGTATTGAACTTGGTGCTTCTGGGGTAGGTGGAACAATTACCTCTGGTGGAAATGCAACTTTTGCTGGAATTGTAACTGCAACTGGTGGATTTAATCTTGGTATTAGTTCTGCTGGATCTGTTATTACTTCAGGACCAGTAAAAACTTTGAATTTTGTAGGAACCGGTAATACATTTGCAGTAAATGGAACTACCGTTGATATTAGTATTCAAGGTGGTGGTGGAGGAGGGATTACTTCTCTGGATATTACTTCATCATTATTCATTTAAATAAATACCTAAAAAGATAAAGAGATGGCACTCCAGAAAACTAAAGTATTAAGTATCACATCGGTTACAGGCATTAGCACTGTTGGAATCTTTACTGCTGGTGTGACCGCTACTGATGCAGGAACAGCATCAACAACTTATGTAAGAAGTGTTGTGATGCATAACACTGGATTGGGAACTGCTAGGGTTTCACTCTACATTAACCCAGACACTAATCCTGTTATTACTGGTTATGGAATCACTGCAAATAGAATTTTAAGAGTTGATCTTGCTCCAAGTGAAACAACATTCTTTGAAACTAACTATCCGATTGTTCTCACGCCAACTGATGCAATTTCAGTAGAGGTAAATGCTCCTGATACTGGCGGAACGGGTATTGGTTCAGCAGTTAATTTCCTAGTAAACGGCGATGTTGAAGTCTGATTATGAGCGTCAAATCATTTGGCAATCCATCATCAAGTTTTAGATACAGATTCGGTAGAACTGGAAATAGAGCTTCTAAGCCTTATGCAGTATCAATTCCAATATCTGCTTCTGGTGGAAATGTAAGTGCTCTGGAGCCAGGAAATGGATATAAGTATCATACATTTACAAGTCCAGGAACATTTACAGTAACTTCTGGTGTTGGTAATATTGAATATATTGTAGTTGCTGGTGGTGGCGGAGGAGGAGAATCTGGTGGTGGTGGTGCTGGTGGATTATTATCAAACTCTGTTGAAATGCCTTCTCCAACTAGACAGGCACCTTTTCCAGTTTCTGGACCAGTATCATATTCAGTTGTAATTGGTGGTGGTGGTAGTGCAGGTGTATCTGGTCCTGGCGCGGTTGATGGATCTCAAGGAAGTCCGTCTTCATTTGGACCAGTATCAACAAATGGTGGTGGAGGGGGAACATCGGCTGATGCACCATCTCCATTTGTTGGTGGATCAGGTGGTTCTGGTGGGGGTGCATCAACTCCTACAGCATTTGATCCTGGTGGAGCGGCAACTAACTATCCTGGACCAACACAACAAGGTTATCCTGGTGGTGGTGCATATGGATATTTGGCAGGAAATGGAAATAGTGGAGGTGGTGGTGGTGCCGGAGCAGCAGGTCAAGATGGAAGTCCGCCTGGAGGATCACCATTAAAAGGAGGTGATGGTGGAAATGGACTTCAGTTTCCTGCCTTTACTGGACCTTTAATTGGAGTTCCTGCTCTTGCACCATTGAGTGGTTACTTTGCAGGTGGCGGCGGTGGCGGTTCTTGGGGGAATCCAGGTGGTGCTGGTGGTTTGGGTGGTGGTGTTCCTGGATCTGGTACTGGAACTACTCCCGCAGCTGCCCAAGCAAATACTGGAGGAGGTGGTGGTGGATCTGGATATCCACCTTGGGTTCCTGGTGGTGCTGGTGGTTCTGGCATCGTCATCATTCGTTACTTAGCATAAATATTCAAAAACTATAAAATGGCATTAAGAGCACTCGGAAATCCACTTGCAAGTTTTATAGATTACCTAGCAAAGACTGGTACTGATGCTTCTACTCCACCACCAACCTTAGAAGGTTTAACAGCAACTGGTGGTGTGATTAGTGATTATGTTGATCCGGGATCTGGCGCAATTTATCGAGCACATATATTTAATTCTACGGGTACTTTTTCCGTAACTTCTGTCGGTGATTATGGTGATACTGTTGATTATTTGCTTGTAGGTGGTGGTGGTGCCGGTGGAATGGGTTTAAATGGTGGTGGTGGTGGAGGAGCAGGAAGATACTTGACGGGCACTACTCCAATTCCATCACCATCTTCTTTTTCAATTTCTGTTGGTGGTGGTGGTGCAATAAATTTTCCTGGAGATGGAATAACGGGATCTAATAGTGTTGCATCTTTCCCAGCAGGAACAATCACCGCACAAGGAGGTGGTGGAGGAGGTGGAAATGCCAATGCTGGTCTTGCTGGCGGTTCTGGTGGTGGTGCAGGTAGAGATTCTAATGGTGCTGCTGGTGGATCTGCAACTCCTGGTCCTGGTGGAAATGCTGGTGGAACTTCTGGTTCTTCTACCTCTTTTTCCGCATCTGGTGGTGGTGGTGGTGCTGGGAGTGCTGGACAACCATTTCAAGCACCACCAGGACCTGGTGTAGAAGTTTCTGGTGGTGGTGGAAATGGACTTCCAAATAGTATTTCCGGAACTGAAACAATCTATGCAGCAGGTGGAGGAGGGGCAGGAAGATTAAAAACTGCTGGTGGTTCCTCTGGTGTTGGTGGAGGAGGTGCTGGATATGCAGATCCCACTAATCCAACTGACCCAAATTACTATAAAGGTAGACAAAGCACTGGATCTGGTGGTGGAGGATCTGGGTATTCTTCACCATTTACTTGGAACCCACCACAAATTCCAGGTGGAACTGGTGCATCTGGCGTTGCTGTAATTAGATATCAAATAGGACAATTAACAGCAGCAGCAAAAGCAACTGGTGGTGCGATTAGTTATTATCAAGGACAAACCATTCATACCTTTACAAGTTCTGGTACTTTTACTTTACCAGCGTCTTATCCATCAATTTCAGCACAAATATTAGTTGTTGCTGGTGGTGGTGCAGGTGGATATAGGCATGGTGGTGGTGGAGGAGGAGGAGGTGTTGTCCACGTTCCTCTTGCAAATGGTTCAATTTCTAATGGAACTTATACTATAACTGTTGGTGGTGGTGGAGCAGCAAAAACTGTTGATTATGATGGGGGGGATGATGGAAGTCCTTCGTCATTTGGTCCACCTTCATCTGCTTCTGCACCAACTCATCTTCTTGCTCTTGGTGGAGGAGGTGGTGGAACTTGGCAACCTGCTACATCTGGTCCTTGGGGATCAGGACATCCAGGTGGTTCCGGTGGTGGAGAATATGGAAATCCAGATCAATCTGGTGGAACTGGTTCTCAACCCGCACCAACGGTATTTGGTACATCAACCGGATATGGAACAAATGGTGGAAGTGGAATCAATTATCCAGGAGATGGTAGAATAGGTGGTGGAGGTGGTGGAGCAGGTGGAGCAGGTGTTCCTGGTGGACCTTCTGCACCAGAAACAGGAAATGGTGGACCCGGTATTCAAATACAAATAGCATCAAATCCAAATAATAACTACTATTGGGCTGGTGGTGGTGGTGCTGGTGCTTGGAATGCACCAGATTTTAGATCTGCTAATAAAGGAGTTGGTGGTGCTGGTGGTGGTGGCGGTGGATCATCTTGGGATGCTGGAGTTCCTGGTGGTCCTGGTGCTTCTGGTGGACTTGGAGTTGGTGGAACGGGAACTGCTGGTGCAGTAAATATTGGTGGTGATGGGGCACAATCTACAGGTGGTGGTGGAGGTGGAAACGGTCAGTCGGACTATTCCACTTGGCCTGCTGTTGGAAGAGGTGGATTTGGTGGTTCTGGTATTGTTATTATTGCTTATCCTTCATAAATACTCAAAAAGCATAAAATGGGCGTAAGATCGGTCAATAATTCACTACAACAGTTTTTAGACACTTTTGTAAGAAGTGGTACTGATGCGTCTACCCCTTCTGTTGCGCCATCAGGATTAACAGCAACTGGTGGCGTTATTAGTGATTATGTAGATGGTTCTAATGTTTATAGAGCACACATCTTTACATCAACAGGAACATTTTCAGTAAGTTCTATTGGATCTTATGGTTCTAATGTTGAATATCTCGTGGTTGCTGGTGGTGGAGGAGGTGGTGGACATAATACTGGTGGTGGAGGAGGTGCTGGAGGTTTAAGAACTAATCTTACCGGACATCCATTAGCAGGTTCAGCATTTCCAGTATCAACTTCGCCCGGATCTTATACAGTTACTATTGGATCTGGTGGAATAGGAGGAGCTCCCTCAGGAAATTCTGGCACTCAGGGTGGTCCATCATCTTTTGGTCCTATTACATCAACAGGTGGTGGATATGGTGGTAAAGGTGTAACTGCATCCCCAAATGCTGCTCCTGGTGGACCTGGTGGATCTGGTGGAGGTGGAGGTGGAGATGATACTGCTGGCCCATATCCCGGTGGTACTGGCACTTCCGGACAAGGAAATAATGGTGGATTTGGATATGCACCAGGAGCAAGAGGTGGCGGCGGCGGTGGAATAAGTGCCGAAGGAACTCCCGGTGCATCTGTTGCTGGTCCTGGTGGCGCAGGTGTTCAAGTTGCTATTGCTGGCCCACCAACATCTACTGGCATAGTTGGCGCATTAAATCCTGGTCCGGGTGAATATCAGTGGTTTGCTGGTGGTGGCGGCGGCGGTGGAAATGTCAATGCCGGAACTGGTGGTGTAGGTGGTGGTGGAACTGGTGGAACTGGAGGTGGACCTCCAGGAATACCATTTTCTGCTCCATCACGAGGAACTTATGCTACTGGAGGCGGTGGAGGTGGTGCCGCTGGATGGGGAACAGCAGTTCCTGGAGGTAATGGCGGTTCCGGAATCGTAGTAGTAAGATATAAAATTGGACAATTAACAGCAACCGCAAAAGCAACTGGTGGTTCTATAAGTTACTATGATGGTAAGACAATTCATACCTTTACGACTTCTGGTACTTTTACTGCTCCAGGATCATTTAATGAGACTGTAGAATATGTTGTAATTGCTGGTGGTGGTAGTGGTGCTGCTGTATTTGGTGGAGGTGGTGCTGGTGGATACAGAGAAGGAAGTGTGCCAATTTCCGGTCCATCATCTACTACAATTCAAGTTGGAGCTGGTGCAGCAGGAGTTTCTTACCCTGCCGGTGGTGCATTATCTGGTTCACAAGGAACTTCATCTTATTTTGGAGCACCAATAACATCCGATGGTGGGGGTTTTGGTGCCAGTGGACCTGGTGTAGTTGGTGGACCTGGTGGATCTGGTGGTGGTGGATCCGACTGGGCAGCAACAGGAGCTGCTGGTGGACCGGCAACTGGATATCCAGGACCATCTCAACAAGGATTTCCTGGAGGAAGTGGATCTGGTGTTGATGCTGGCGGTGGCGGTGGTGGCGGCGCTGGCGGTGCGGGAGGAAATGGTTCTTCTCCATCTGGTGGACTTGGTGGATTGGGAAGACAAGTACCAGCAACATTTAGAAACCCAAAATCATCTACATCATTAGGATCTTCTGGACCAACGGGACCAGTTCCTGCAACAAATCCTGGAGGAGATACTAGTGGTCTATATTGGTTTGCAGGTGGTGGTGGTGGTGGAGCATATCACGGACCAACAGGAGCTAATCCAGCATCAACTGGTGGTGGTGGAGGAGGAGGGCCTGTCCCATCTCCATATGCAGGTGCTGGTAATGGTGGAATAAATCCAAATGGAAATGGTAGTCCCGGAAAGGAAAACACTGGTGGCGGAGGAGGAGGAGGAACTAGAGATCTTGTTACAAAAAGTGCCAGTGGATCTGGTGGTTCCGGAATAGTCCTAATTGCTTATCCTTCATAAATAACTAAAAAAGAAATAAGATGGCAATAGGACGCCCAGTATCATTAACATCGAATGTGGCTTCTAAAACCATCAGTGTAACTGCAACAGCATCTCAGACGCTTTTTACAGTCACTGGTGGTTATAGAATCAATCAACTTGCAGTATTTCGTAATGGTGTTCGTTTAGTTGATGGGACTGATTACACTGCAAGAGATGGTGCATCAGTCACTCTTCTTTCTGCAGCAACTGCAGGAGATACATTAGAGTTTCAGATTTTTGATGATTTCCGTGTTGCTGATGCGATTGTTTCTGCTGAGTCAGATCAAACAATCTATGGAAATCTAACTGTTACTGGTACATTAACTGGTGCATCAATTGGTATTCAGTCTGCAGGAACTTCTGTTGGTTCTGCAACAACACTTAACTTTATAGGTGTTGGTAATACCTTTGCGGTTAATGGCAATACAATTGATATTAGTATTGCTGGTGGCGGTGGTGGTGGTCTTGGAACTGCAATCAACTATTCCAATGGAACTACCACACCATTTAGTTACATTGATAGAGAAGCAACAATAGGTCAAGATATTGTTCTTGATACTTTAAATGCTGGTGAGAGTTCATCAATTATCGTTTCAGTTATTCCAAACATTACTATTGCATCTGGTGTTGGAGTAACTGTTGGTGCAGGTAAGACAATGGTTATTGATGTCCTTCAAATCGGAGATCTCTGATGTCAAGTTTAAGAGTTACTACTTTAAGAGGTAGATCAGGTAATGAAAGCCCATCATTACCTGATGGTGTCGTCATTACTGGTATTGCAACTGCTACTGGATTTAGTGGCAATTTAACTGGTAATGCAACGGGACTTTCTGGTACTCCAGATATTGTTGTTGGAACTATCACTGCATCGACGTATGTGGGTGTTCCAGCGTCATCAGATTGGCGTGATAGTTCACTCTTCTAAATAGATATAAAACAGAAATAAGATGGCACTTAATAGAGGCAACTTAGGGAATGTAACGCAGGTTTCAGCAGCGACCACGACTGCAGTATATACTGTTGGTTCTGCTCAGACTGCTTATATTAAGAGTGTTCTGATCACCAATCTGAGTGCATCTGCAACTCAAAATGTTCAGGTTCATGTAGTTCCAAACAGCGGTGGAAGTGCTGGGACTGCATCATCAACCACAAGAATTGCAAGAATTGGTATATCAACAGATGATACATTCTTCTTTGAGCCAGCATATCCAATCACATTAACCGCAACTGGAGATACTTTACAGGTTTATAATGAAGGTTTAACATCAAACTCCGTTAATGTTCTGGTATTAGGCGACAAAGAGGTATGATATGGCATTTAAGAATATTCAAGGCAACGTAAGAAATAGTCTTTTAGATTATTTCGTAAGTGGTAAAGCAGTTCAGTATCATTCTAATCAGTTTGGTGGAGCAGTAATATTATCAGGATTAACAGCAACTGGTGGTGTCATTAGTGATTATACTGACGGTTCTACTGTTTATAGAGCTCATATCTTTACTTCATCGGGAACTTTTAATGTAACTGCTACTGGTTCTTATGGTGATACTGTAGAATATCTTGTGGTTGCTGGTGGAGGTGGAGGCGCTGCTAGGCATGGCGGAGGTGGTGGAGCTGGAGGTCTTTTAGTGAGTCCGGGATTTACTGGAATTCCAACATCACAAAATCAAGGATCATCTATAACAATTCCAGGAACTTTACCCGCACCTTATTCTATAACCGTTGGTGCTGGTGGTGTTGGAGGTATGGGTCCAGATAGCAACAATTCACCAACAACCATTGGAACCCAAGGTGGTCCATCATCATTTGGTCCTGTTTCTACAACTGGTGGTGGTTATGGTGCTTCATATATACCATCTCCACCGGGAGCAAATCCTGGTGGTCCTGGTGGATCTGGTGGTGGAGGTTCTAATTTTGATACTTCAACGTTTGGAATTGGTGGACCTGCAACTAATTATCCTGGACCAACGCAGCAAGGTTTTCCTGGTGGTGCTGGAGGTCCGGGAGTCCCATCTCATGGTGCAGGCGCCGGCGGCGGCGCGGGTGAAGCAGGTCAAAATGCAGTTTCTCCTCAAACTGGTGGAAGAGGTGGTGCTGGACTAACAGTTTATATTGCATCCCCACCAGCACAACCAGCACCACAAAACTCCTTTGCCGGTGGTGGAGGTGGTGGTGGAGATATTGCCGGCGCAGGATCACCAATAGGAGGTGGAGGTGCTGGTGGAGCTGGTGGTGGACAAAGTGGAACTGCCGGAACTTTTGCAACTGGTGGAGGCGGAGGAGGATCAAGAACTATTGGACCAGGTAATGGTGGCAACGGTGGTTCCGGAATCGTAGTAGTTCGCTACCAAATCGCTCAATTAACAGCAACCGCAAAAGCAACTGGTGGTTCTATAAGTTATTATAATGGCAAGACAATTCATACCTTTACGAGTTCTGGTACTTTTGCTGCACCTTCACCACTAAACCCAACATCATTGTCTGTTGAGTATGTTGTAGTTGGTGGTGGAGGTGCAGGTGGATCTGGACAAAGAGCTGGTGGTGGTGGAGGTGCTGGACAATATCTTACTGGTTCATCAACTATTCCATCTGGTTCTTCTTTCCCAATTTCTATTGGTGCTGGTGGAGCACAAGTAACAACATCAACCGAAGGGACATCTGCAAGTGATGGTGCTCTTGGAACACAAACTGTAGCAACATTCCCAGCAGGAACTATAACCTCTGGTGGTGGGGGCGGTGGTGGTGGATATCAAAGAGCAGGTAAAGCAGGTTCTCCTACCGGCGCATCTGGTGGAGGTGGTGGTAGAGATGGATCATCTGCAGGACCATCTGCTGGACCTGGAGGAAATCCAGGAGGAACTGGGGGACCAGGATCTGGATATGGAGGTGCTGGTGGAGGCGGTGGTGCTGGTGGTGCTGGAGTGAATGGATCAAATCCAGGAGCTTCAACAGAAACTGCCGGACCAGGTGGACCCGGAGTACAAGTTCCTGCAACATTTAGAAATCCACAATCAGCAACATCTTTAGGAACTCCTGGTCCAGGAGGTGCATATTATATTGCAGGTGGAGGTGGTGGTACTGCTTATAGACCTGGTGGACAGGGAACTGGTGGTGTTGGTGGTGGAGGAGCAGGATCTTCGGAAGTTTCAGGAGGCACTCCCGGACAACAATATGCTAAAGAAAACACCGGAAGTGGAGGTGGTGGTGGAGGAACAGGAACATATCTTCCTGCTGGTTCTGGTGGTTCCGGAATTGTCCTCATCGCATATCCTTCATAAATACCTAAAAACATAGACAAATGTCAAAGATACAAGTTGATGAAATCGTAGATAAACTAGATGCAGGTGCTCCCACATTTACAAAGGGAGTATCTGTAGCTGGTGTTGCTACTGCTACAACTTTTAATGGAAACGTAACTGGTATTGCTATTACTGCAACATCAACGATTAGTGTTGGTGGAACAAGTGTAAATACTTTGATTGACAATAAAACATCACCAGGAAAAGCAATTGCTTTGTCAATGGTCTTCGGTTGATAAATAAACAAAAGAGGTATTGTAAGTAAATGGCTGCTCCGAATATAGTAAATGTTGCATCTATTGCAGGAATAACGACATATCACGCAGGTATTGCCGCAACTACTGGTGGTCGTGGTGCATTAGGTATTACAACTGTTGTTTCTAACGCAGCAGCAAGCGGAAAAGTTTTAAAAATTAACTCTTTAGTTGCAGCAGGAATTGGAAACACAACGGGAGTTACTTTACAACACTTCAATAACGTAAATCACGTTTCTGCATCAAGTACAGTTTCCATCGCAATGACTGTATCAGTACCAACATACTCTACATTAGTACTGATCAGTAAAGAAAATTCAATATACTTAGAAGAAAATACCTCTCTTGGAGTCTTTGCTCAACCAGGCACAGGACGTATTGATGTAGTTTGCTCTTACGAAGAAATTAGTTGAGGAGAGTGAACAATGAGTTATCTTGGAAGAAGAATTGGTAAGTCACAGGATACTGCTACTGATACTGGAGATGGTGCAGGTGGTGGTCTTTTAGATCTTTTTACAAACGGATATTTTCAAAGACAAGGAAACATTTATAATGCTCCTGGAATAATACCACAAGGATTAACAGCAACTGGTGGTATTATTAGTGATTATGTAGATGGATCGACGGTTTATAGAGCACATATCTTTACTTCATCAGGTACTTTTAGTGTAAGTTCTATTGGTGGTTATGGATCTAATGTAGAGTATCTTGTTGTTGCTGGTGGCGGCGGCGGTGGCGGAGGATGGCAGGCAGGTGGCGGAGGCGCTGGTGGGTACAGAAGTAGTGTATCTGGCGAAAGTTCTGGTGGTGGAGCAAGTGCAGAAAGCGCATTTCCAGTATCAGCATCTCCCGGTTCATATACAGTAACAATTGGTGCTGGTGGTGTTGGTGGTCAACCCAGTCCAGGATCATTCGGAGCATTTACTGGTAGTCAAGGAGGACCATCTTCATTTGGTCCTATAACGTCTACAGGTGGTGGTTATGGTGCAACTTATATAAATCCCGGTGATAATCCAGGAGGACCTGGTGGTTCAGGTGGTGGTGCTGGTGATAGTGGAACTTCAGCAACCGCATCAGGAGGAACTGGTACTCCTGGACAGGGGTATAATGGTGGTGGTAGATCAGGTCCTTATGCACCAAACTATACCGGTGGCGGCGGCGGAGGCGCTGGCGGAGTTGGATCTACCGGAGGTACTAGTCTTGCACCAGGTGGTAATGGTGTTGCATCATCTATTACAGGTTCTTCTGTGATAAGAGCTGGTGGTGGTGGAGGAGGATCATATAGTTTATCTGTGGGTGGAACAGGTGGTTCTGGTGGTGGTGGAACAGGTGGTGGAGGATCTCCAGCCACAAATTCAACTGAAGGAACTTACTCAACCGGCGGGGGCGGTGGTGGACAAGGTACATTAGCCGTTGGATCTAATGGTGGTTCTGGAATCGTAGTAGTAAGATATCAAATAGGTTTATTAACAGCAACCGCAAAAGCAACTGGTGGTGCTATTAGTTACTATGGTGGTAAGACTATTCATACCTTTACGAGTTCTGGTACTTTTGCAACAGAACCTAATTGGACTTCAACTAATGTAGAGTATGTTGTAGTTGGTGGGGGGGCTGGTGGAGCAGGTGGGACTGGTGGTGCTGGTTCAGGTGGTGGTGGAGGTGCTGGTGGATTTATTACAAATACAAATCATCCAATTGGCACTCATCCAGTATCAGTATCCGTTGTTGTTGGAGCAGGAGGTAGATTGGGATATGCTCCAGGACCTACTGCACCAGATACAAGAGGAACTAATGGATCTCCATCTTATTTTGGTCCATCATTAGTTGGTTATGGTGGTGGTCGTGGTAGTGGTGGATATCCAACACCATCACAATCTGCAGATAATGGGGGATCTGGTGGTGGAGCACAGCCTCGTGCTGGTGCTGGTGCTCCTGATAATATTGGAGGTCTTGGTGATAGACAAACTGGAACTTCCACTCCTGCACCAATCACTCCACAAGGATTCCCTGGCGGTAATTCTTTAGGACCTGTTGCGATTGGTGGTGGTGGCGGAGGTGCAGGCGGCGCTGGTACTGATGGTGGACCAGGAGCAGCTCATGGTGGTATTGGAAAACAAGTTCCAGCGACATTTAGAAATCCATTATCAGCACCAGGACCAAATGGAGGTGGTTTAGGATTCCCTGGACCTTCCGGATCTTATTGGCTTGCTGGAGGTGGTGGAGGTGGTGGATGGTCTGCAACCGCAGGTGGATCAGGTGGTGGTCCTGGTGGACCTTATGCTGGTGCAGGTAGTGGAGGACCATCAAGTTCACCTAGTGATGGATTTGCTGCAAAAGAAAATTCTGGATCTGGTGGAGGCGGAGGTGGAGAAAATCCTGATCCATTTAGTCCGGGTGCTTCGGGTGGTTCCGGAATCGTCCTCATTGCTTATCCTTCATAAATATCTAAAAAGTAGTTAAAAATGTCGCAGCTATACGTTGACAACATCAAAAACAGAACAGGTGGATCAGTTGGATTTCCGACTGGAATTGTTGTAACGGGGGTTGCGACTGCTACGCAATTTAGTGGAAACATCACAGGAACAACAGCAACATTCTCTGGTAATGTGTCAGTTGGAGGCACATTAAGTTATGAAGATGTAACGAATGTTGATTCAGTCGGATTGATCACTGCAAGAAATGGTATTGATGTAACAGCGGGTGGTATTAATGCTGTTGGTGTTGTAAGTGCTACTAGTTTTGTCGGAACTGCATTAAGTATTTCTGGTATTGGAACTATCAGCGACCTAAGTATAAAAGCAGCTGCAGAAACAGTATCAGTCGCCTCAACAAGTGATTTGGGTGGGGGAAAGGTTGTAATTGAGTGTGATGCAACAAATGGAACAGTATTTACTCACAATCTTGTGAATGGAACTGTTGGTATTGTTTCATTAAAAAATTTCCCAGTTAGAGGAAATTCTGTTACAACATATTCAATTATATTCAACCAACTTCCAACAACTCCTGCAGGGGCTGGTAATACAACTCCAGCAACAGGTATTGGAACTAATATTACATTAACTCCTTCAGGTGTTTCTGGATTTACAACATCAGCAAGAGTTGCAACAGCATCTACTGTAACTCTTTCAACAACTGCAAATGATGTAGATATTGTAACTCTTGCAGTTCATTACAATGGTTCTGGAACAGGAACTCCAGGAAATTACAGAGTATTTGCAACAGGAAATACTGGATATAGATTCGGAACTATTGGATTCTGATAGGAGGTAGATTATGGCACCATTTTTTACTGGAATTGCAAAGAATATAGGTGGTTATGGATTTGGTAGAAGAAGAAGTGGGCCCGTTCCATTTTCTGCTACTGGAGGTACTTTAGTTTCTCCGGGAAATGGATATAATTATCACGTTTTTCTTACACCCGGAACTTTTACAGTAACTTCAGGAACTGCTAATGTAGAATATCTGGTAGTTGCTGGTGGTGGAGCAGGTGCTTATGATGGAAGATCCCCATCAGACCGACAAGCAACAGGTGGTGGTGCTGGAGGTTTAAGAACTAACTCACCAACAGCACCAGCACCATTAAAGGCACCAGATTTACCTCTAGACGCAGGAACATATCCTGTTAGTGTTGGTCCTGGAGGAGTTGGTGGTTTTGTTACTGGACCCGGTTCTGATGGATTTAGAGTAGGAAATAAGGGCGGAGATTCAACATTTCATACTATAACTTCAAACGCAGGTGGTGGTGGAGGAGGTCATTATCCACCAGCTGGAGGTAATGTCTATCCAGATATAACAGTATATAAAGGTGGATCTGGATCTAGTGGAAATGGACCATCAACATCTGATGGAAACTTTCCACCAACTTCTCCGCCACAAGGAAATCCTTCTGGTGCTGCAAGCGGACCTGGAGCTAGTGTTGGTGGTGCTGGTGGTGCTGGTGGTGTTGGGGGTCCAGGATTAACTGGTGCTGGCGGCGCTGGATTGGCAGTTCCTGCTTTTGCTGCGCCACTAATTTCGCCGGCAATCCCCGCACCAGTTCAACCAACTTGGATACCTGCTGTTGGACCTACAGGGTTGTATGCTGGTGGTGGTGGATCTACGAGTAATTTTTCTGATGGAACAATTATTGGACCTGGTGGACCGGGTGGAGGCGGAAGTGCTGGTAGACCTGCAGGATCTGCAGCAGTTACTTATACAGGTGGTGGTGGTGGGGGATCTGGTGGATCTGCAACTTTTGCATCTGGTGGATCCGGAATTGTTATTGTTAGATATGTTGCATAAAGTTTGACACTCCAACAAACATCCTATATAATATCACTGAATACATTATTCAAATATGGCATTTCAATCAATTTGGTATTTTTCTGATCTACCAGAAGAAGTAGTAGATCTTGTAGAACGAGACCTTTCAGAAAAGTTCGAAGAGCAAATGGCAGACTCCAGATTGCATGGAGACGCACTGAACAAAGATAAACGAAACTCACAAAACGCTTGGATCCCCACCACACATTGGGTTGGTGGATTCGTATGGCACTATATTGAACGTGCAAACCGCGAGAACTTCCTCTATGACCTTCGTTGTATTGATGGAGAATCAATGCAGTTCACGAAGTATAGTGAAGGACAGTTCTATGGTTGGCATAATGACGCAGGTTTAGCGACTCAATACAAACCTGTAAGTGTTGGTAATCGTCAGGATGGTCTGGCACAAGATTTCTTGAATGAGAATATTGAACTTGTACGTAAACTTTCATTCGTGGTCCAACTCTCTGACCCCGATGATTATGAAGGTGGCAATCTCCAACTTCTTGATGAAGCAGGGAATAGTTATATTGCTCCCCGTAAGCGTGGCACTGTGATTCTGTTTGATTCCCGCACACAACATAGAGTTCTTAAAGTTACAAAAGGAACCCGTAAGAGTTTGGTAGGTTGGTGCGTAGGCAGCCGTTGGAAATAGAAACTTCGGTGGAACTGACTAAATAGTTATATCTATATTGAATAAAACTATGGAAAATCATTATGTTTACTATTCTTATGAGGAGTTTGGGAGGGGTTACATAGGTTGTAGGACCTGCGAATGTCTCCCAGAAGAAGATCAATATATGGGGTCTTTTACTGATGAAACATTCAATCCAACCAACAAGATAATCCTTGAAACTTTTTCTACAAGAAAAGAAGCACTTCAAGCAGAAGTAGATCTCCATAAGTTTTATCAAGTAGACAAAAATTCTCACTTTGCTAATAAAGCAAGACAAAAAACAACTGGATTTTATTATTCATTTAAAGGAGCAATTCGCACAGAAGAATACAAAAAGAAAATGAGCGAAAGACTTAAAGGTAGAGAAATAAAACCAGAATGGATTGAAAAAATGAAAGAAAATCTAAAACCTGCTTTTGGTGAAGATAATCATTTTTATGGAAAAAATCACACAGAAAAATCTAGAAAAGAAATTTCAAATTCCCTCAAAGAATATTATACAAATAATTCACATCCTTGGTCTGGTAGAAAACATAGTGAAGAATCAAAAGTAAAATTTAGAATAAAAAACTCTGGTGAAAATAATCCAAATTTTGGAAAAATACAAAGTGAAGAAACAAAGGAAAAAGTTAGATTAGCAAAAATTGGTAAAAATTGGTGGTCTAATCAAATGGAAGAAAAATTTTGTAAAGAATGTCCTGGTGAAGGATGGAAACTTGGTAGAAAGAAAAGGAGGTAAGTTATGGCAGAACAAATGAGCGAACTGCAACTAATGATGCAGGAAAGGATGAATACGGGAACTGCTTGGACTCGTAATGAATCCTTTGAAAAGAATGGATATTTGGTAATCAAAGACCTTTGGGACCCAGAAGAACTTTATCATCCTCTGCCACCAGAACGTGGACAGATGAACTGGTGGGGTAAAAAGATTGACCAGTTTACTCATACACCAGTAGAACAACAGGTTGAAGGTTCACTTGCGCGTTATTGGCACCCACAATATCGTCAGATTCACTGTGGTATTCGCACAAAACTAGAAGAAGCACTGGGTCGTAAACTTTATAATACTTATTATTATGATAGATATTACTTCCCTGGTCAGGAACTTACACGTCACGCAGACCGTGATGCCTGTGAGATTTCTGTGACGGTTCATATCAGCACTAATCTGGAAGGTAAGGATGCTGATTGGCCGATCTTTATTAAGACACCAGACCAATACGCAGACAAAAAGAAAACCCAGGTATTAGTTCCTGGTGAGAACCGTTCTGTGGTTCTCAAAGCAGGTGATGGTATGGTTTATAAAGGTTGTGAACGCCCACACTGGCGTGATCCGATGCCTGGTGCAAAGAAGAATAAAAAACTGTTTGGTAAAACTTCTGAACTTTATTTTCATCAGATCTTTTTTCACTACGTGCTTCAAGATGGACAACGTGCCCACTGTGCTTGGGATAGAGCACGATGAAAACTCCACTTTTTGAATACCCTTCTTATCAATATCAAATTGATGATTGGGATTTTAAAAAGAAGGGACTGCTAAATCGTATCAACTCTCAAAAGTTTGTAAGGACTACACTTCAAACTTTTGAGACCGACAGACAAACAAACAAGAAGTCATATCTACATTACTTCCAAGACCTTATCAAACCTCAACTGTTTGAGTTTTGTCGGGAAGCAGAAGTTTCTTGTAGTATGACTGATTGTTGGTCTGTGAGATATAAACAAGGAGACCATCAGACCATTCACAATCATCGTAGTTGGGGATTTTCTGGTGTTCTTTATGTTGAGTATGATCCCAAACTTCATACTCCTACTTGTTTCGTTGCTCCTTGGCAAGACCCAAGAACTGATACAACAACATTAGCATATCCACAAAATGTAAAGGAGGGAACATTAGTGATTGTTCCTTCTTATACTTTACATTTTGTACATCCCAATCAAGTAAGAAAGCAGAGAACGATTATATCTTTTGACTTACTTCCCAAACTACCAGAACACCAAGCAATCCAGTGAAAATAGTTATTGTAGGAGGCGGAACCGCAGGATGGATTTCCGCCCTCATTCTTCAAAAGGAAACAGATCATAACATCACTTTGATTGATAGTTCTTCTATCGGACCATTAGGTGTTGGTGAAAGTACAACAGGACTCTTTGGACAAGTTATTCGTGCATACTTGTCTGAGGAGGACTTTGTTGAAAAGTGTGGTTTAACTCCTAAATTAGGAACACAATTTATCGGATGGTCCGATAAAGATTTTTATTCTCCATTAGAAGGTACATTCTCAGCACATGATGAGTTTGATTATGCCTTCTATTATGGATTAGAAAACTCAAGACTGAATGATTATTCTGTATTCAGTTTATTTGCAAGTCAAGATAAGATTAATTTTAATAAGACAACTACAAAAGAAAAGTTTGTCTCTGATAGAAGGTATGCATATCATTTAGATACTTACAAAACAATTGCATATCTAAAAGAAAAATGTGTTGAATCTGGTGTCCAATTTATTGATTCAAAAGTTGTAGATATTTCTTTAGATAAATTCAGAAACGTAAATCAAATCTATACAGAAGACTCTGCGATAGAGTGTGATTTTGTAATTGACTGTAGTGGTTTCAATCGTACAGTCATATCAGCATATAATCCTAACTTTGTATCTTATGAGAAATGGATGAGTGTCAATACAGGACTTCCATTTAACTTAAGTTGGGATGAGATTGAATATAAAAAACCTGTTACTACATCAAGAGCTTTATCTTGTGGTTGGATGTGGATGATTCCAACACAACATAGTATTGGTTGTGGAATTGTATATGACAATAACTTTGCAACACAAGATGAAATAGTTGCAGAAGTCAATGAAATACTTGGAGTCAATATAAAAATAAGAAAAGAAATTAAATTTAGATCTGGAAGACTGGATCAATCTTTGTGTCATAATGTTGCATCAATTGGCACTTGCTATTCATTCTTGGAACCATTACAAGCAACAAGTATTCATACAACAATTCTACAAATAGAACGATTGGTTCATCTATTAGAGAATAGTATTACTGTAGATGACTATAATCTTTTTTGTGCAGATGTAGTTGATAATTATGCTGACTTTGTATCATTACATTATCAATTTAAGCATATTAATAATGAGTTCTGGCAAAGTAGAATTCCAAGAGAATATACAGCAGAAATGATTGAAAAATCAAAGAGACAAGCATTAACACCATATGATTATGATATTAATCGAGGACATTATGAACTAGTTGGTCATAATTTATGGAGTTATATACTTGCTGGTGGTCATTTAGTAACTCATCAAAGAATAAGTTATACGGAAGAGCAGTTAAATAATATTCAACTTTGGGAAAATCAAATTCCAGAAGTTTTAGAGAACTCTATGACATTCACCGATTTTCTGGGGATGTATAAATAACTAGAAAGTCATAAAATGACAAGAGCAAGAGACCTAGCAAGATTAGGCAATAGCCAAGCACTTTCGGTTGATAGTAACTTTAATGTTGGTATTAACTCCACACAACCCGATTCAAAGTTAGATGTTGTTGGTGTTGTTAGTGCTACTTCATTTTATGGTGATGGTTCAAACTTAACTGGTATTGCTGCTACTGATACAGTAAGCACCAGTTCTTTAAACGTTATTGGTATTTCCACTCTCGGTGGATTTACTACTTTTGGTAATAATGCTTTTATTGCGGGTATTGTAACTGCTACTAGTTTCAGCGGAACAGTCCCATCATCAAACTTAAGTGGAGCATTACCTGCTCTTGATGGTTCTGCACTTACAAATCTCAATATTCCTGCAGGTTTTAACGAACTTGATGCAGCTTTGTTTAACTAAATAATACAAAAAGTATATACCAATGGGACTTAAAAGAACTAAACTCTTAGGAATTCAAGCAGTTACTGGTATTAATACCGTTGGTATTTTGACGGTTGGCACCACTCCAACTGCTGGTGGTGTTGGTATTGCATCAACCACTTATCTGCGTGGTGTGGTGATGCATAATACTGGACTTGCAACCTGCACCTCATCACTTTATGTTTATCCAAGCACTGTTGCAGTTTCTGGTGTAGGACAGACGGCATATCGTTTAGCGAGAGTTGACTTAGCATCTAACGAAACTTTCTTCTTTGAGATGAACTACCCACTGGTTCTGGTAAATCAAGAAAAGATTGTTGTAGAAGTTACAGCACCAGCATCAGGAGGAACGGGTATTGGTAGTGCAGTAAACTATCAAATCCTTGGTGACACTGACATCTAATAAGAGGTAGTTAAAATGGGTGCAAGAAGTTCTAATAGTAATAGGGGACAAAATAATCGTAGTGATGGACACTTATTAGAGTATTTCCGTAATACTTTTGTTCGTGGTGGTGGTGGTACTAATGTCAATATCAGTTTTCTTGCTACTGGTGGAGACATTGCTAGTGCTTTATCTCCAGGAAACGGGTATAAGTATCATACTTTTTCCAGTCTTGGAACTTTTACCGTTAATAGTATTGGAAATAAAGGCACAAAATGCGAAATATTAATTGTTGCCGGAGGAGCATCTGGTGGATCTGATAGAGGTGGTGGTGGTGGCGCCGGTGGCGTAGTTCATTACACTAATTTGAGTTTATCGGTTGGGTCTTATACAGTATCTGTTGGTGGTGGAGGAGCATCAGTTACTGGGTCACCCGGAAATTCTGGCAGTGATAGTTCATTTGGAACTAGTCCATCCCCAACTTATCTAGTATCTAAAGGTGGTGGTGGTGGAGGATATAATTCTGGTGGTGGTCTAAATGGTAAAATTGGTGGTTCTGGTGGCGGCGCAAACTATGGCGGAAATCCAGGTCCAGCAAATCAATCATCTCAAAATCCTTCATTCGTAGGATTACCTGGATTTAATCAATATGGAAACAATGGTGGTACTGGTTCCGGAGGTCCAAAGTTTCAAAATGGAGGTGGAGGTGGTGCCGGTGGTGCCGGAGGAAATGGAAATACTGGATCAACCAATACCGGTGTTGGTGGAGTGGGAATTCAAATTCCTGCTTTTTCTGGTCCTCTTATTGGCATCCCTGCCCTGAATCCATTAAGTGCTTTTTTTGCAGGTGGTGGTGCTGCTTCTGTTGGTTCTGAAAATGGTTATGGAACGCCATATTCTCCAGGAGCATCTGGCGGTTCTGGTGGTGGTGGACCATCTAACCCAGAACCTCCCGGCACTGGAAATCCAGGAACTCAATATTCTGGTGGAGGTGGCGGTGGTGGTCACACCGGCGCAGATTCTTCGGGTTCTGGTGGTGATGGTCTTGTTGTTATTCGATATTTAGAATAAATAACATTACCTAAACATTTACAAATTTAGGTGGGGGAGTAAAAATACTCTCTTTTTATATTTGTGACTTTATGATATAATAAATACTTTCACACTAGTAATCATTCATATAAGAAAACGATGGCACATTTCGCACAACTAGATGAAAACAATGTTGTTACTCAAGTCATTGTTGTGAGTAACGAAGATACTTCTGACTCAAATGGTGTAGAAGTAGAAGAAATCGGTGTAGCATTCTGTAAGAAACTTCTGGGTGCTGACACCAACTGGAAGCAGACTTCATATAATAACAATATGAGAGTTCGTTATGCCGGTATTGGTTATACCTATAATGAAGAACTGGATGCTTTTGTACCCCCCATCCCATTTTCCAGTTGGATATTAAATGAAGAAACTGCTGATTGGGAATCCCCACTTAGACCTGCTCCAGAACTTACTGAAGAAGAAATTGCTTCTAGAAGTTTTTACAGATGGGACGAAGAAGCATATCAAGCAGACAATACTACCGGATGGGTTCTAGAAACTCTTGAAGCACCTGTAGAGGAGTGATAAATACTAATACCTGATGGACCGCAATCTTTTCAGGTTGGAGGGGCAGTAATGTCCCTCCTTTTTAATATAAATACATATGCGGTCCTAATGGTAGAAAAATGTCTAACAAAAAGTATCACTATACCTACTATTCTTATGAAGAATGGGGGAGAGGATATATTGGTTGTAGAAGTTGTGATTGTTTGCCTGAAGAAGATGTAAAATATCTTGGATCATTCTACGACAAAACCTTTAATCCAACCCAAAAAATAATTCTAGAAACTTTTAAAACGAGAAAGGATGCAATTCGTGCAGAAATAGAAATGCATAACTTCTATGATATTGCAGCAAATCCACACTTCGCAAATAAAGCAAAACAAACCTCTACAAGATTTACTCAAGCGGGCGTAAGTCCATCTGAAGAGACGAGAAAGAAATTGAGTAAAGCAGGTAAAGGTAAAAAAAGAAGTGAAGAAACAAGAAAGAAAATAAGTCAGTATCAGAGGAGTAAAAGTTTAAGTGAAGAAACAAGAGAAAAGGTTCGTCTAGCAAATATCGGTAAAAAGTTATCACCAGAAACAATAAGAAAAAGAGAGGAGACAAGAAGAAAAAACTACGAAAAAGGTCCAAAAAGAGTTTTAAGTGAAGAAAGTAAAAGAAAAATAAGTCAATCTGTTAAAAATTTGCCAAGCACTATTTTTATAAATGATGGATTTGTATCTAAAAGAATAGAAAGAAATGTATCAATACCCGATGGTTGGGTAAGAGGTAGATTACCAAAAAACCCCGCCACCAGCACCTGAAGAGGATCCTGCTTGATATAGATAAGAAGGAGGGTTTATCCCTCCTTTTTTTATGCGAATAAATAACTAGAAATAGGTTTGGGAATAATGCCCACGAATGCATCAAGACTATCTGATTTTGGATCGGGAATAGGCACTCAAGGTGCAGTGCTTCAGGTTGATAATGCAAATCAGCGTATTGGTATTGGTACAACAAATCCACAAGCAATGCTTCAGGTTGGAACTGGAGTTTCTGTGTATGGGAATAGTGGTATTGTAAGTGCAACTGCGTTTTATGGTGACGGAAGTAACTTAACTGGTATCAATATCAATTATGTATCAAATGCTGGCATTGCAACTTATGCGACTACTGCTGGTATTGCAACAAATGCACAAGGATTAACAGGAACACCAAATATTGTAATTAATAATATTGCTGGTGCTGCAGCTACATTTAGTGGCAATGTGTCAATTGCTGGTACATTAACTTATGAAGATGTAACCAACGTTGACTCTGTTGGTCTAATCACGGCAAGAAGTGGTGTAAGAATTAATAGTGGTGGATTAGTTGTAACTGCAGGAGTTTCTACATTAACTACATTAATTCCAGACGAAACTAGGTTTGTAACTGTTGCAGAAAAACTTACAAGAATTGATGGAAATACGGTAAATCTTACCTACAGTTCCAATGGTTCTAATATTGGATTAGCAACAAATCCAAGTGGTAATATTACGCTCAACGTAACTGGAATTCCAACATCAAGTGATTTTGATAATCACGTTATTACCTTTAGTGTCTTTGTTACTAATACTGGAACTGCAAGATCTTGTACTGCAGTTAATCTAAATGGAGTATCAAAAACTATTAACTGGGCAGGTGGTTCACTTGGAGAGGCAACTTCTGGAGTAACTACATCAAATGGAATAGACATTTATAGTTTTACTGGAATTAATACAGTTGGATCTGCAAGTACAACTGCAAATTATAGAGTTCTTGGAGTAGTTAATGGGGGGTATAGATGATTTATGGCACCTATTTTAAGTAGAGTTGGATTTGATAAAGGATTTGGTAGAAGAAGAGGAGGAGCAAGTAGTGTTGCTGCTGCTTTTGCCACTGGTGGAGATTTAAGAAGTGCGTATTTGGCACCTGATGGATATTATTATCACACTTTTTCAACTCCAGGAACTTTTACTGTAATTTCAGGATCTAAAAATGTAGAACTTCTTGTTGTTGGTGGTGGTGGCGGCAGTACTGGATCTGGAGGCGGCGCAGGCGGTGGTGGTATAGTTTATGTTCCAAGTTTTCCTGTTTCTTCTCCAATTTCTGTTAATGTTGGTTCTGGTGGTCTGGTTGCTGCCGTACCAGCAAATGATGGAAGTCCTTCTAGTTTTGGTCCTACGGTTGTTGCTACTGGAGGAGGTGGGGGTTATACTGATGGAACTGGTTATGGTGCAGGAAGACCTGGTGGAAGTGGAAGCGGTGGTTTAGGTCCAGGTAATCCCGGTGGCAGTAGTGTTTCTCCACCAAGCACTGGTGGTGGAACTGCTTATGGAAATCCAGGTGGTGCCGGTTATTCTAGAGCTTCTGGTGGTGGCGGTGGCGGTGCTGGTGCTGCCGGAAGTCCTTCTGGACCTGGTGGTAATGGTCAACCTTTTCCACAATTTTCTTATTCAAATGTTTTTCCTACACCAATAGCATCATCATTAAATCCATATTCCCCAACAACTAATCATTATGCTGGAGGAGGAGGAGGAGGACAATCAGAATCTGGCACTATTTTTCCTGGCGGATTTGGTGGTGGTGGACAATCTGCTGCATTTGATGCCTCTCCTGGACTTGCTGGGACAGGAGTAAATTATCTAGGAGGAGGCGGCGGCGGTTCTTCAACACGTTCTGGAGTCGGAACTAAAGGTGGTGCTGCCGGTGGATCTGGAATAGTAGTAGTTCGTTATCTACCATAAAACATAAAAGACACTTTAAAAACTGGCACACCATACCCCGCAGAACCACCTGTGGGGTCTTATAATATCTGGAGACACACGAAACCGATGAGGTACTCCACACTGGACAGATTGATTTTTGTCTCCAGTTTCCTGTGGTTCATTCACTGGGCTGCTAAAGTATCTGAACTAACCTTCAACGCACTGTTCTGATGTATTGCTTGGACATCACAGGATACAACGCTCGTAAGAGACGCGCAGAAGACGCTGTAAGGTGGTTCATTCAGAAATACTTACCACGACACCATATCTACATTGAAATGCTTCACAGAGGTCTCCGTAGAGAGCAAGCATATGGTTATTGTTCTGTATCTGGAGAAATCTATCGCCCTCGTGAATTTCTGATTGAAATTGATCCCAAACTAGATCTTGAACTTTATACTAAAACTATTCTACACGAATTAGTTCATCTTCGCCAATGGGTTCAAGGCACACTCAAAGAACGCAGAGGTAAGATGTATTACAAAGACATCAATTGTGATGATTTGGATTATTGGGAACAACCTCACGAGATCGAAGCACACTCACTGGAAGAAATGTATTACCACGACTACTTGACAGACACCCATCAAACCCACTAGAATACCTTTGTTGGGTTTGATAGAAAAGCTTTAAGAAACTTAAAAACATCATGAAGACCAAGAAAAAATTTATCAACGTTGCTCCAAAAACATCAAAAAGTAAGAACAGATTTGTAAATCAGATGGATTCTCTACACGCAATGGAAGTAGAGCAAGAGAATGCTACACAAATGTTTGTTGTTTCTATCAATCGTCGCTACTGCTTTTGGTTGAATAAGGAAAATGATCCACATTGGGATGTGATTAAATGATTGGTTTGATTGCTGGACTTACTTGCGGCATTTCAACATTTTATGGACTAGGAGATGGTTTCCATGGACAAAAAACCGCCAATGGTGAACGGTTTGATGCTTATCGTTGGACTGCAGCTCATCCTTATCTACCTATGGGTAGTAAAATTAGGGTGACAAATCAAGACAATGGAAAACAAGTCATCGTTCGTGTAAATGATCGTGGACCCTATTCTCATGCTGATCTGGATTTGTCTTATGCTGCTTTTGCTCATATAGAGTCTGTAAAGAAAGGAAACGCTGTTGTTTGTTGGAGAGTTGTTGGATGAAAAAACTTCTGATTCTTGTCGCACTTCTTTTTTCTTCTCCTGCAATTGCACAAGAGAAGCATACTTATCGACCATTTCGATATGAAACTGCATGTGGAATTGAATCAAAAAGTGAATTTCTCACTGACACATGTATCGTGATTGAAACTCGTGAAAAAGGTGGAGCACTTCGGAGTCGTAATATCTTTTCAAACAAATTTGCTCTAACAATTAAGAGTCGATATGATAATGAAAAAGGATACTTGACATGGGATAGTCATAACAAGTTTGAGTATAAATGGGATTATAAAGTTGGTGGTAGTCAAGATCTTGGAGTTTGGACATATGTAATGCCAGGATTTCTTGTTCAAAATATCTCATGGGAGTAGTTTCTATAAACTGAATTAAATAGATATTAATTGGAGAGTATTATGGTTGAGTTACTCGCTACAACTGTAATCAGTTGTTCTGATGCAGTAAGAATTATCAATCGACTATCAAATGTTATTGGTCTTTCTTATCAACAAAGGATAGAGATTATTCAAGTCGTCAGCCAACAAGTTCCAACTTGTCCTCTGAAAATTATTTCTGATGAAAGACCAAAATCCAGTAACTGATAATGAATCCAAAGATATAAAGTGGAATCGTGGACTTGATTTGTTTATTGAATCAGTTTATAAACCTGATAATGAATTGCGTCAGTGTTCTCATAATCAAAAATGTTACAATGAACTCCTTGAAGTTCGTGAAACAGTGTTAGAATATCTCAAAACACTGAGACGATGACAACGCAATACATTTATCTGGTTATATTCTTCTGTATTGGATACTTAATCGTAACTGATCAAAGTGTTGCGAGAGCAGTTGTACTTATAACTCAAATTACCAAGAATAAGTTTCAAGTATTTAAATGGTGGTTGGTTCATAATCCAAAGACACCTTGGGCAAGGTATGCTATTCACCGTCGTTCTATGAAGATGGCAGAAGAACTGATGAAAGAGTTTGAAGACAGACAATAAACTGGCACATAGCACCTTGATTTTCTTGTCAAGAGATCTTATAGTATAAACATTGAAACACTCTCACTATGACTTACAACGCTGAAGTTCAATTCAAGTTTGATGCAACCTGGACTCCTGGTTATAGTTCATCATTCTCTGATGATGACTTTATTCCTGAAGAACACTATTTGATTACTGCTCCTGCTGCTGATCTGAATGCCAAACAGTATTTCAAACTGTTTGAGAAGTTTATGCTGTGTGTTGGTATGAATCCCGCAAGTATTCGCAGTGGTGCGATGTCTTTGGTCTTTAATGATTGGGTGAGTGAAGATGAACAACGTAAGGTCTGTAAAGAATATGAGATCACAATGGATGAAGATCTTGAAGAGAAGTTCAAAGAATGGAAAGTGCGGGATGAAGAGATTGCCCGACTGATGAAAGCACCTAAAGGTCCGATGGGAACTGTGTTGAGCGAAGAAGAACTGACTAATTTGGAGGAAGGGCAATGAAACTGATTTCCTTTAAGCATCGTGAGGATTATGGAGATGAGTGGTATGCTCAAGTCCTTCACAACAAACGCTGGGCAATTCTTCAAGCATCAGTTTCTTGGAATGAATATGCTGGTTGGCCTTTTATTCAAATCAAATCGGGATCAGGTACTCTCTTGAGTATTATGTTCTGGGTGTATAAATTTGGGTTTGATATTGGGTTCTGTGAACATACTTGGAACTTTGAGTATCTGAAAGATCTTGAGGATGAAAATGAAACTCCTTGATTACGCACACTACGAAGATTTTGGACATGAATGGTATTTTCAAGTTCTCTCATTTTATTCAAAGTTTGCTCTGATTGATGGATGTGTTCAGTGGGATGAATACCCAGCAACAGAACTATTTCCTATGTTGTTGATAAGTTTTGGTAGTCGTTCACTTACTGGGTTCTCGTTCCGTTGGAAATGGTTTCAAATTCGGTGTGATTTTCTGACATCTGAACCACGCAATCTAAACAACTATCGAGAAGGTAGAACTGTTTATTACAAAGTGAGGAAGAATGAGATTTCGTAATATTGAGTTCCGTTGGAGCAAATGCAACAACAAGTATGAACTCGTCAAGTGGAATCAACGCAATGGTTCCGTAGAAGAGACTTGTTATGTGATTGCTTTCTTTGATAAAGGTTCAGAGTGTTATGATATGAGAACCATAGGTGATAGGTTCTTTGAGGATAAAGATGCCTGGGTTGTGGGTAAGTATGGTTTGGAGTTTCTAAATGAAATTTTTGAGATTGAGAAGCAGGAAGAGGACAATCTCTAAACTGGCACAGGGCATCTCCACAGGTGCCCTTTTTCGTTGTATAATGACTTCATACACAACAAACCGATGAACTACCTCTGCCTTGTTGATGGTGTCATAGAATACGGCAGCACAGACCTCTACCAATTCAATCATTATCGTATGATGTATTACGAAGACCATAAAGATGCTGAAAATGTAGAGTATCTTGTGCTGACTGATGAAGCATACAACGAAATGTTCCCTTGTGAGGATGAAGAATGAAACTCTTTCAATACGATAAAAAAGTATGGGATGATGGTGATACTGACTACACTTGGCAGTTTGGTATTATCAACAATAAAACATTACTCTGGGTTCATTATGAAAATCCCAGTCGTTTAGTTTTTAGTGATGGTGGATTACACATCTTATTCTCATTCTTTACTAATTCTTTATTTGGAGTAGATTTTCAAGTTGGAAAATATGGTTTAAGTTTTTATTTCTTTACTGAATACTGTTGATGGGTGGGATGATGACCAACGAAGAAATCCTTGAACTTGTGAGATTTCACTTTGAAGAGGGTGGATTGAGAGACGATGGTAGTTGTTCTGAATATTTTGGAACTCCTGAAAATTTTATTAAGTTTGCCCGAGCAATCTATGAAATTGGTAATGAAAATGGTTGGGAAAGTCACCAAGAAAGTGTATCCCTGAACTCCTCTTATCCTACTGATTATAACTATGACTGACGCAGCATACAAAGTTTGGGAAGCATTCAAAGCAGAATTGATTGTAGAACCCACAGATGATATGAAACAAGCATTAGCATCTTCTATTCGTGTGATTTCTTCTCTCATTTATAGAGATGGAGTGCTTGCAAATGAACCTTGGCTTACTCATACTGCTCAAGAACTAAATGAAATTGCTGGTGATGTGGAGGCACTATGAAAATCTATTGTGTGGTTGATAATGTTGATTTAGGTTATCATATTGAGTATGCTTCCACTTCCAAAGACAAAGCAAATGAGGTATTGCTTACGAAACTTCAAGAAGAAAGACAAAAATTTTATGTTACTTATGAAATGATTGAGATTGAGGTAGAAGAATGACTGAACGAGCACAAAGAGTAAAAGAAGCATTTTGGGAAAACACAGAATATCCAGATGACCTTGATGAATGGAACCTTGCTAATGCTCTCCGTGAGACAATCAACCAACTCCAACAAAGCCCTGGTGTGATTATGTGTGCTGACCTGTTAGAATTGTGTGAGGAGATTGAAAAACTATGAAAATCCAAGAAAAATATTACAACGATTATCCAAAAGAACCTATTGGTGGTGGTAATCCTTATTACTGTTGTTCTTATTGCGGAAAAAGTGACCCAGAAATCAACGGAGAAATCAAAAATCACGCAGAATGGTGTGAGTATCGTATCCAAAAGGAATTGGAGGCACTATGAAATTTGAAGGATTTGATTGGGCAATTTTTTCTTTGTTTTTTGGTATAATCGTTGCTGGTAGTATCATCACCTATGATGCTCAACAACAACGAGTAACATTCCAACAAACATATAATAAGAACTTGGAGTGTCGTCAAGCACTCAAAGACCAAACAGTAGTAAGAGTGAATGAGATTTGTGGAGAAGTTCCTGTGATTGGAGATTTTGTGAAATGATTGAACCAGGTATTATTATTCCTTTTATACTGGGTATTCCAACGATTGCTACTGTGATATTCTTTCTTGGTTTCAATATCGGTGGGCATAATGGTATGAGTGTAGGAAAGAATGAGGGTATTGTGTATTGCATAGAGAAACCAAAAGAGTGTAAGATTGCTTATGATTACCTAAAACTTCAAGAGAACCAGAAATGAACCAAATACTTGAAGGTTGGAAAATGGTTCTCAAAGATTATCGGCACTGGAAAATGATACTCAAATATCCTTATGATGCTTTTGATTGTGCCGTTTTCTTTGGTAATCTTGCTGAACCACCAAACTCACTTGATGATTATATCAAAGAATTGAAAGAACTTGACCCAGATTGGGAAAAGAATTATTATGATAATCTCTGGGAACTTTATGGTGATATTGAACAACGAATGGACGAAACAGATAAGTTGCTTGAAGAAGTTGATGAGGTATTAAAAGAATGATTGAACTTCGTATCGTGGAAAATGAACTGGGAATGAAACCAGATATTCAGTATCGTCATCATATGCTTAGAGTTGATGCAAATGGAGCATTATGCCCACCTCCATATGAGTATGTGTGGAGTGAATGGAAAACGGCTCCTTATGTAAACGCAGAGGAGATTGAAAATGATTGAAATTCAAAAGAACTACAAACTCACACTCACAGAGCAACAAGCAAAAGAACTCTACTGGATTTTGAAAGATGTAAATTTGGATGTTGATAATGAGTTGAAACTTGTTTATCACGA